ATCAAACTAAAGGAGACTGATATGCCTGCTGATTTCAATACGCTAGACACTGAAGTTGGAGAACTGACCTCCGTGGCTGATTCCGCCGTCGCGCTGATGGATGGATTTGATCAACGACTACAGGACGCGATCGCTGCTGATAATCTCAGCGATAACACGAATGTAGCGCGACTCTCGGCGGAGTTCAGCGCACAGAAGACGAAGTTGGCTGACGCCGTGACGCGTAACACGCCCGCTGCACCGACTGCGTAGGGCTCGTAACAAGTAAGAAAGCTGTGCATGTAGTGAATGGCTCAGGAAACCAGACAAGGTATCGGCGTAGACGCACAAGGCAATGCGGTGATAGACCCCGCACTGTCGGGTATCTATCAGATTCTCAATACAGCCAACGGCAGACGGTATATCGGATCTGCCGTAAGCCTTAGGCGACGGCGCTACCAACATTTCAGCGCTCTTACTCGTGGCTTACACTGTAACCGCAAGTTGCAAGCCGCTTGGAATAGGTATGGCGCAGACTCGTTTACATTTCAGATCTTATTAGTTTGCGTAAAGGAAGATCTTTTGTTCTTTGAACAGCGATGTCTTGATAGACTTCGCCCGCCTTATAACCTTTCACCTGTTGCTGGTTCTCAGCTTGGGTATAAATTCACACCAGAGGCGATAGTGAGAATGGCGGCGCGCCCTATTCGTCGGTGGAGTGAAACGGAGAAAGCTAAGGTGTCAGCGTCGATGCAGGGCCGTGAAAAGACCGCTGAACATCTTGCCAATATCTCCGCCGCACTTTTGGGTAATAAATGTGCTCTAGGCTGTAAGCGGTCAGAAGAAACAAAAGTCAAGATGTCGATCGCGAAACAGGGCCGCAAGCAAAGCCCTCAACATCGCGCTAATAACGCAGCGGCACGTCGCGGCAAAAAGCTAAGCGATGAACATAAAGCAAATCTGTCCATAGCCGGGAAGCGCTATTACGCCCAGAAGAGATTAAGCGGTGGCTAATTCCTCTGAACCGCGTCAAGGTATAGGCATAGACGCGCTGGGTGGGCCAGTCATCGACCCCACCAAGAACGTCCTTGATCTAGTCGACGCCGCCAATCGCAGGCAAGACGACCTGCGCGAGATGCACAATCGGTATCTCGAAGCAGAGTTCAGGAGACTGGAAGAACAGGTTAAGCGGGTTGAGGAAACATCGGAACTGAGAGCGGAATTCGCTCGTGAAATCGGTATTGTCCACCAGTCACATGACCGCGAAATCCACAAGATGGAGCAGGACAAGCTGGCAGCTTTTCGGGCCAGTGATGAAATGGCAAGGATTACCGAGGCGAATCGAAGCCTTGCGGCGATTCAAGTAGTTGAGCGCACGTTGAATTCGACCGCAACTGCACTCGCCAGTCAGAACGCCGAGAACAACGTGGAAGTAAATCGCAGATTAGCCGCACTGGAGAAGTCGAGTTATGAAGGCGCGGGCAAAGGGACTGGAGCCAAGAACACCGTTACCTACGCCATCATCGCAGTTGGCTTGTTAGTATCGCTGATCACGATCGGTTCAGTAGTAATAGCAATCGCGTTCGCAATAAGGAGATAACGACACACCCCCACATGAATCTCAACCGTGATAAGTTAGTGAGATCCCGGTGTTACAAGGGAAAGCGTACTACGATCTAATCAAAAGGGAGACAGGAGTAAAAATGTCAAGTAATCGCCCAGACCAGAAACCAGTTGATGCACCGCCGAGTGAGACTCCGGTGCAACCGCAGACACCTGATCCACAAGGACCGCCTGTGAAACCGCAGGATGATCCGAATCCGGGTCACGTCGATCCTCCGGGAAAGGGAGGCTAGCCCATGCGACCGGAACCGTCCATCGAACAGCCTCGCGATGTTTACAAAGTGTCGCAATGGAAATGGAATCTGGACGGCAGTGCGCCGCGCTGGCGTAAATTATTCTTCAATTGGATCTTTCTACCGTTTCTAAACTTCTCCTTCAGTCTCGGCATTCCCACCCCGAAGGAGGCGGTGATTGAATCCGACGAGAATGGCAACACCCGCAAAACCTATCGCTGGTTTGAAGACGAGGGAATCTTTGAAGACGCAGATCAAGCCGACGCTGGCTGCTTAGCCGAGCACTGGGGCTACTGTCGGCTTCCCCTGGGCCGACTAATGCCGCCCGATTCCGCGCAATACTCCGGTACGATCTTTCCGCGCAAAAAGAATCCGAACAGGTGGGCCAAGCCGACTCTCTCGCTCGTCATCAAGGATCGCAAGCAGGAAGAACAGCAGGAACAAACCCTAGCCACCACTCTCGCTCGACTAAATCAGGTCTTAGATCGTCGATGAATCATGCAGCTAGACACCTCGACCATCCCTCACGGCCTAATGCAGATTCTCGGGCTATTGCTTGCATCATCCCTTGGATGGGTAGGTGGATGGCTGACGCGACGCAAGCGTGAGCCTGTTGAGATTGCGAAAATCTCCGCTGAAACCAGACAGATAACAGTCAATACTGACGTGAGCTTAATTCAAGCTGCGACATCGGCGATAACAAAAGCTGAGCGACTTCAGGACGAGCGTGATCACTGGGAAAGAAAGGCTACTGATTTGATGCTCGACTTGGAGAATGAGCGTAATCGCAGCGCGCAGCAAGCGACTAGACTAACCCTGCACGAGCATCAGATGAAGCGGTTGAAGGGACTGCTGGACGCGCACGAGATTAGCTATAGCGAGACCGATAAACCGCGCTCCTCAGACTAATCAAACAAGAAAGACGCCACTTTACGCAGCGCCTCTCCTGCTCTCTTTTCTCAAAATGAACGCTAATATCCAGTTGAGTTATCCGTTAACTGAATACTAGTGAATCATTAACCTTTTCTACGTGATTTCCTTTGTCCTCCTTTCAATTTGGATTATTAAACATCCCTCTGTTTAGCGATCCTGCTTGTTAACTTATTGAACTTTTCAACCGCACCAAAGATTGCGTCTTCTGGCGTATTGGCCCTAAATGCGGTTGGGTAATCGTTGATTGAGCGATCCTCGAACCACTCGTCATCTCCTTGAGAGCAATCAAACATTGCCGCCCACGGCATTTTGCTCCCCGCGGGGCCAAGACATTCCAGTCTAAGAAAGTTATACGGGCCATCGTCTATTTCATCGCTCTCATGTATGTCCGCTGCTGCTATAAACGCTTCGTCGAGTCTACTCATCACTTCTCCTTCCCGTAATCCGGCTGCGTGCGTCTCGAACTCTCACTCGTTTCCCGATCCTGAACCTTCGGCATAATCTCCTGCAACTTCCTCTTCAATACCGAAATCGTCAACATTATTTCCTGTCGTTCAGGTGGAGTAAGAAAGGTGAACGTGGACGTGAAAGGATCAAACACCGAAAGATGCAGGTAAAACCCCAGCAGGAAGTCGTATTCAGTTTTTGGCATGTCCATTGGTTTCTCCAAATTGAGCTTTCACTGCGCGTAAGGTAGCAATCGTTGCATCTAGTTGTGCAGCGTCAAATCTCATTGCTTTGATTTTCTCATACTCAGCAGCGGTGATCTCATAAGTAGTAAACCTCTCGCCGCAGTGATTACATTCGTGACGGCGTCGCCGAGATTTACCTGAGAGTGAGTCGCGGGAGTCGATTACCGAACTGTTACCTCGATGACAACGCGGACAGCCTAAACCAACTGGAGTTGTGCGCGTGGAGCGTTTCACTGTGACTATCTAGCTGCGCTGAGCGTGCCATCATCCGACATTAGCTTCTGCTCTAACGCGTTGGCTTCAGCTTTCAACTTCTCAACCTGCGCAGCCTTCTTTTCGTACTGGTAGATGCGCTCAATACAAGAGCGGATAATTGAGCGCCCATGCTTCTTAACCAGCGCACGTACTTCCGGCATTGCAGCCTTGATAGCTTCGTTGTGTTGGTCCATCTTTGACGGACGTTTGATTGATCTAACTTTAGTCATTTGTGATTCTCCTTATTGTAAGTTGGGGTCGTGCGACGGAGGGTGGCGTCTACATCCAATAACTTCGCCCCGGTGCCGCTCGTTCGCGTTGCCAGTGGGAGCCCTTGCTTCTCTGCGTCAGACTTCCACTCACTCTCGTCCAACCGCTCCAGCACGTCGTTGATCTCCTGCTTGGTGGGTGGGAGCGTCATACGTCATGCCGCCTTTCCACTGTTATCACTTTCCTTCGATCTCCTACGATCGTTTCCGCTTCAATTCGCGGGTCCATACTGATCCAGCCCTCCGACAGCGGCACAATGTCGTAGTGGTCTTTCAGATCGGGAAACATCATTTTCAATTCAGTTATCCACATCCTGATCCCCTCATGGCCACCTGTATGGTCAGACTTAATCCATCGATCCAGACTCTCAAGATTGACGGACGCGGGCGCGAGTTCGGGGAAGCATTTGAGAAGCCACGGGGCGGCGGACCCTATAGCGCGCGGGATCTGATGCGTAAATATCTCATCGCCTGTTATCCAATTAAGGATTTGATATATTTCGCCTATCTCGGTAATCAGCCTACCAGACGTTACAGTAAGTACTGCTCGTAATGAAAATTGTCTTGTTTCTGCTTCTTTAGTTGAGTCACTCATCCCACCCTCCAAACTCTCTCCTTCGTCTCACTTTCGCCGAACATCACTCGTCCACTAATCACCTCGAATCCCAACACCCCTGCCCGAAACTCCTGTAATTGATCGTAGGAGCGTTGCAATTGCTCGCCACACATATCGCACAAGTGGAGATAGTCACGGGGAGTAAAGTCGGTTGAGCACTCGGAACACGACGGCATCAGTTATCGTCCTCGTCCAACCTGCGACAGACTTCGCATTCCTCTTGCGGCGACGTGTGGCCTTCGAGACGGCAGCGCGTACAAATCGTCACCTTCCGTCCGCGATGGTACGGAATCGTTCCAGCGCAATGCTCACATAACTCGTTCATCTCCCCCTCCTCGTTAGCTGATGTCGTTGGAGCTGTCGTCGTGTTCCTTCCATACCGCAATTCCACTGCTATCGTCGATAACGCCTGCTTCTTTCAGTCGAATGTACGCGCAGCCCCACGGAGCACCATATTGTTGCGCTACAACGCAAACGCGGATCATTATTTCCGGCATCAGAATGGCTCCGTACTTCATGGCCCATCCATCGCCCGCGTATTCATTACGACTTTCCTTCTTACGGCCCTCTTGAAATTCGGCAAAGTCGAACGACTCCGCGGCTACTTGTTTAAAGGCGTCGTCCGCAACCGAACGCCACGCAGAAACGTGAGCCTTGAGCGCGTCATGCGTTTGCGCAGCTTTCAGACTTTTGGCGTAATCCCTGTCCTGTTCGCTAATGTAAGTTATCCGTTCCATCTCTCACTCTCCACTCGGGGCGGGGGTTGCGTCGGGATTCGCAGCCGGATCGACTTCTTTGCTGAGACTGCTAAGAAATCCGCCGCCACTAATCATCGTAAACGTAATTCGATGCCCGTCTTTGGTCCAGATACACTTCCGGTTATTACTAAGCACCCCCGCGCCTTTCGACAAATCGGCATCGCCGAGACGGACAACTATTGCCTCAATCGGTCGCAGCGTTCGAGCCAGCATGTCGAGATTCGCTTGCGTTAGCGGCTCGCGCCTCAGAATTTCATCAAAGTCATTCACTTGAACCTCCCGCTGCACTTTGCGCACTCGCGTCGGGTAGTGCTTGTAATGGAATTGCACCAATAACTAAATCCGCTTCTTCCTTCGTCAACGACAGCTTCCACGGCCAGCGTTGTAGCACGCTACTCGGCGTCGTATTCGTGTAATGCGCAAGAATCAAGTCCTTCGGGTAGGGCGTAGTCACGAGATTGCCGTGCTTGTCGAAACAGTTGTCGAACACCATCCGACCCACGCTGTAGACAGTTGCGTAAGGCCACACCCAGTCCCAAAACCAATTAGCTCCGATTGATGCAGGGACGAGCAGGAAGATCTCGACCTGTTCGTTCAACTCGTAAGACTCGGCGCACTTCCGCGCCCACGGTGTAATGTTCGAGTAGGGCGGGTTTAGCCATAGGTTTCCACGCAGTACAGACCATCCCACGTCCGGCGATAGCGAGTTGCGCTTCTCGTCGATCCATACCGGAGCCTTCGCGCTTTGGGGAGTCGCGGCCAGATCCACTGCTAGCGGTCCCCAGTTGCGCTCTACGGCGTCGATGAAGACTTGCGGCGTCCAAATGTCGCCTGACGACTCACCGCGCTTGATAGAAGGACCGCCCATATCAGTCTCCCGCTCCGGCAATTACAGCCGACTCGCTCGGATCGTTCGAGGGTTCAGTAACGGACGCACTCAACTTCCCCACGACAAACTCGTGATACCCGGTCGCGCCGCGTAGGTGGTGGACATTTGCGTCGGCTGGTTCGTTGCAAATGAAGCCGCCATCGAATTCCTTCTGGCAGTGGGCGTTGGGATCGTCATCTGACTGCTCGGTTACAGCCCGTCGCTGTAGGTTATCGCGAATTGCAGTGGAGAGCTTCGACGCACGTGACGACTTGCTCGACGACTTGCGCTTCTTCTTAGCGGGCTTAGCAGTCTCCGGTTCGGGTTCAGGTACGCATAGATCAAGAAACAATAGGTACTCATCAGCGCTCAGGTTCTCTTGTACGTAATGAACCATGCCGTTCACTCGTTGAATCGTTTCAGTCAGTGGACTTCTTGCCATTTGCTGTCTCCTGCTCTGTTATTTCGTTTAAGATTCTTTGCAGTACGTCGATAAGTGCCTGCGCCTGCTTCTCATATAATGGGAGTAGTATGCCTCCGTGGGGCTGAATACCCTGAAGGTGCTGACGACCCTCGCTACTGACGCTATAAACCACGTCAAGCTTATGTCCGGTCTGTACGTGAACTGACATCCATTTCCTCCTGTCGTCTCTTGTACAACCAGAGCAGGAAGTGCCCCAGTCGTAGTTGTTCGTGAACGAATTCATCGCCTGAGATTTCCTCTGCGACGTACTCCTTCATCAATTGCTCAAGCTGATTGAGATTGATTACGATGGCGAGTTTGGGAGGGGTCATTGCGTCTCCATCTTGGCAACGTTCATGGCCTCAATCTCAATCGCGGTCAGACTTAGTTTCCAGTCAGGCGGCTCGATCGTCAAAAGCGTGTGTGTTTGTTCATTGCTAAGATAAGGTGGATCGTAGTCTTTGAAGTCCTGATCAGCTCGGGCTACGTTGACATTGCGGAATCGCGCTAGAAAGTTATCGTTCATCTTAGCTCCATGTCTCTGTACGCATTCAAATCTTTATCCCCGCACTCACACTTATTCGAGTGATCGAGGAAGATATGCGAGCGTCTCCCGTCCTCGCGCACGACGCACTTGAGCGACGCTATTCGATCAGGAGTCCACTGCTTAGCGTCTTCCGAATCACTTATTTGCTGCACGTCGGACATTCGATTAGACTCCCATCAATCAGCGGATAGAAACCCTGCTCACATTCATGTGGAATCAGTCCAACGATGATCGGCATGATGAATTCGACGGACCACTCGAAAGGTTCAGGATAAGGATCGTTCATTTCACTTCCTTCATTTCAGCTAAGCTAACTCCTACTTTCGCATCGACGTTGCATTGAAATTTGCCCAGTTCGTTCTCGCAAATCTCAGACGGCAGTGACATCTCTCGCTGCACGATCGAGGTGCATTCATCAACTAGATCAGTTGGACAATGGAATAGCAGTGAATCGTGAATCCAGTTGACGAGCTGAAACTTGTCGAGCAATCCCTGATCATTGAGTCTTAGTGCTACATCGTCAATATGAGCATGAGCGATGTTCGCCGGGAGAAACGCTACTGCTTCTTCCAAGTTGAGATCCCAAAACCATCTATTCGATCCCGCTGGCGACTTCAAATAGCACTTCGTCACTCGTCTAATTCGATCCTCGATGTCTCGTGGAAAGTCAGAGAATGCTCTCGGAAAGAGTCGTTGAATGAGTGCGACTAACTTCTTCGCCTCTGCCAGTCCGAACTTGTTGACATACTTCTGTCGGCGCTCGTCGTTCCACGAATTCCATCCTTTGCCCGCGAGCAACTTAACCTCGTCAAGAGTTGGATTAAAGCTGTCCGCATTCATCATGTAGAGCTTGTTTACTCCCATGTGAAATCCGAGTCCGAGGATCGCGCGTTTGGCTTTCTGATCTCGAATGTCCTTGTACTGAGATTTGACTTTGCTCAGGGCAGATCTAAGCTGCTCATCAGGTAATGACAACAAATGTTCTGCTTCAGGCAGACGCACGAAATGAGCAGTGACAAATGAATGAACGTCGAAGTCGGCGAGTTTGTAGTAATCCTCGTCGAGCGAGATCCATCCAAGTGATCGAGCATGGAACGATCTGAAGTCGAGTGAGATAAATGTATGACCGGATTCTGCGCGAATCATGCGTTTGAATTTGCACGCGAGATCTCCATGCACGGGGAATTGCTGAATGTTGGGACGCTGGCAACTCAATTGACCAGTCGCAGTCCCAAATAGGAAAGTAGGATGAACTCTGCCGTCGTCAGCAGGACGCCAGTTGCCTGTCGTAAATGCTGAGACTAATTTGTTCATCTTGCGGACTTCACGCACCAGTCCAATGACGCGATCCCCGGTCTGGTGAAAGAGTTTCTCCAACGCATCCTTCCCCGTCGTCTCTTTGTCCTCGCCCCATTTCTTGGGGACTTTGTAATTCATGTGCTTGATATAGCGGAGAAGTTGCTGCGAGGAGTTGGGATTGAATGGCAGAGCTTTGCACCATCTCTCAACTGAGTCGCCATTGACGCCGAACGTTCGATAGTCATAGTTCAACTCAGACCTGACCCTTGCAACGATCTGCTCGATCGGCTGGCCTATGCAGGACGCAACTAATTCTTTGATCGGCTTCGGAATGACTTTGTAGCCTTGTTTCGGGTGCAGATCGAGCAACTGAGATGGAATGTGTTGCTGCAACTCACTACTCAACTTCTCGGACTCAGTCATCACTTCCAGTCTAAACTCAGCCTGTCCCTGCGCATCCACAGGCAGTCCTCGCTTGCCCAGATCATCAAGCACGTCTTTCAATCTGAATTTGTGCTCGTAATATCCTCTCCAGAGCCCGCGCTTCTGCAAGTCGGACATGAGTCCAGATCCACACCTGAATGTCGAATCCGCGTCCTTTGCCCCATAGAGGGGCAGATCGATCGATGACTCGTGTTTCCACGGTCTAAAGAATGGAGCATAGAATGACGTACAACTCTGCAACGACATCAACCTCGATTCTGCATCGAAGTCAGGCTGGAGATGTCTCCATGCAAGCATCAAATCGTGATGCTCTCCATTGACCTCGAATCCAGCAGCTCTGAGAATTGGCACGTCGAACATTCTGCCGTTCCACGTCCACTTCGGATTTGCTGACGCAAGAACTTCACCAATCACGTCGAAGTAGGTGGAGATGTAGGGTAAGACGATCGCTGTTCCAGATTTCGCTGAGAATTGAATCTGAGTGATCTTCGCGTTTGACGCAAAATCAACATCGTCTTTCTCGAACATGTCAGTTTCGATGTCGAGTGAGATTGGATCTGACGGCAATAGTGAGTTGAACCACTGACGAACCTCGTTCGGAGTCGGGCTGAGCTGATAGTCAACTTGCTCAACAGGAATCCCAGTCGCAGCCACGCGAGTTGCTAATTTCACGTCACGAATCACGACTCCAAGTAAGTGCGATGCTCCACGCACGATGAACGACGGATGATAAGTTGCTACGAGCGGGATGTCATAGCGAGAATTCAGCACGAATCCCCTCAAGTGCGAGATCGTCCTCTTCTCCCCACTCAACCCAGTTAATTCTCTGAGCGCAATCCCCCCCAAAGCTAAAATGCACTTCGGCTTGCGCTCTTTGATTACCGCGTCTAGGTAGGTACGGCAATGATCAATCGCTTCTCTCTCGAAAGGAGCACCATCTAACCAGTTCTTCGGAGGACGACATCTGACGATATTCGTCAAAGTGAACTCCGATCGATCCAGTCCTTGCCATCTCAGCGACTTCTGGAAGACCGAGCCTGCCGGGGCCATGGGACGCAAGGGTAGGCCATCAATCTCCTCGTATTCTCCCAATGCTTCGGCGACGACCAGAACGCCATTCGTCCCTGAGCCTTCGAGATTCGAGAATCCCAACCCTGCTCGATGCTCGGGATAGAGAACGCACGATTTGCAATGTGATGGAAGAGGAATGGGCATAACTCAATTCAGGCTGACTTCAAATTTGTCTTCGCAATTCGAGCAAGCTGGCAATTCCACATAGGACTGACAACACTTCTCAGCTTCCTGCGGCGTCTCGTGCAGATCACCGCAGAGCAGACATTGATAATGCTTGCAGGTGCTCATTTCTTCTTCAGAAACGCAATGCCATCGCCAGTCAGAATGACAGACTCCATCCGGTCGTTAACATCGCGCTCAACTTCAATCAGGCCCATATTCTCAGCCTGACGGACTCTATCGAACAAGTCTGCCCATGCTTCTCGATCTCCCTTCGAGGGAACGTCTGACAACCCCCGAAGGAACTCGCTGAATGTGGCAGGCTCGGTCGAAGGACACGCCTGTAAGATTTCGAGAAGCTCAGTCTTCATGTTTCACTTCCATATACCCGGTGATCTCACTCCGCACGTAGACTTGATCACCAGTCTCCGGTCCTTCGGAATTCGCCACTTTATCGAAGTCAGGCGTGCCATCATCTTTCTGCGGGAAGTCTTTCTCGGCCTTGATGAACGCCTTAGCGACGCCCTTCTCCTGAGCGCGGACTTGCACTCGGATGCGAGCACGGGCAGGTAGTGACTGGGACAACTTGCGCGCGAGATCAGCAGAGGTTCGCAATCCTTTCACTTCTCCGCCGATTGCCTTGATCACTTTTGCTACTGCACAAGTCCCATCGAAGACCATCGTTGAGACGAAGCCATCATTGACCAGACGATTCGCGAAGGGGCCATCCAAGATCCGCGCAGTCAGGCGAGTTGACAAGTAAGGATGATTCGACTTGTCAGTACGCTGAGTCCATTGCTTAGCCGGATCTTGCTCGGAGAAATTCAGCTCAGCGTCATACGTTCCAGCCCTCACCACGGCAAAGGCTAGTGGATCTTTCTCGTCGTCGAATCCTTCTAATTCGCCTTCGATGAAATTCGGATCGTTGATGTCTACGAAGTTTGGCTCAGCGCGTTCAGTGTTATCGCTGCCATTGGCAGCCATTGCTGTTTCAGGGGTGCTCATTCTAATTTGCTCCTTCAGATTTGATTAGTTTCTCGTTTGATTTCATAACTCGCTTGTGCCAGTTCCAGATGAAGTCGCGAAGTTCTTTCGCAAGACGCTTTGAGCACGGGCCAGTGATTGCAGTACCACCATCCCTGCTCTTGCGGTATTGGCCGGTGACACAAGTCTGGAACACGTACAAATCATGCGCACGGGCGAAGTCTCTTAGTTCCTTGCTGATTGGATTAGCTCTCATTTCATCGCACCTTTGCTCAGCGAATCTTTCCATGCAAGAATTGAGTTCGCAGATTTCTCTCGCACTGAGTCCATGAATTTGAGATAGTCGTAGAGTGATTCCTTGCTAAGATCGATATAACCTTCCGGCCATTTTTCCTGAATAGCCGAAATCTGATCAAAAGGCATGCGCGGTTTAGCGGGCCAGACAATTGACTGCAATTCACTGTCTGCATGAGGCCGCAAGTAAGCACGCACTGTGGTTTTGTTTGACTTCGCATCGATTATGGCAGTCTCGAAATGCAGTAGATCAGAGACATAGAAAGGGATCGCGCCTGTAATAGCTTGGCCTACAGCCGCAGGCCCGTAGACGGTCTGCCGTGTTTGCTGGTCCTGCCCTTTGCCCTCATGGGCCGTAAACATTACCCGCTTTGAAAGGGTAGGGAGCGAGCCAAAACCGCCGACGCCCAGCATATCGAGCGCGAATTGCTGCACGAAACCATAGTGTGATCGTCCCGCTGCTCCGAATACTTCGGCTCCCTCGCGAAACTGGCCGACGATGTCTTCAGAAATTTTCTGGCCTTTGCTTACCAAATGTCGCAGGATCAGGAAGGAAATGCTAGTAATACCTTCAACTGCATACGCTCCGACATTATCCAGATTTGGATCTTTGCCAAGCGTTCCATCCGGCGTAGGCCAATGGCCCTTCATCAGCAATCTTATATTCTCAAGGAGCGTCTTGCTATCCGTGAGGCGATAGGGATGAATTATTCCCGCTTTGATGAAAGGTTCGATTGTTTCCCAGCCGCCGGGGTCGGCACTGATCAGCCGTACTGGAGCGCCCGTTATCTCGAATACGTATTTTGCGAATTGGCCCACATTAGTAGTTTTTAGCGTGCCACTGCTGCCATAACAGAGAATTGATGCTGCGTAGTTGTCGCTCATTCAGATTCCTTTTTGTTTGTTTCGTCTCGCTCAAACTCAACATGAATGTCCATTGTCGTTGGTGGACGTTGGGATAAGAACTTCGATGTTCCCTGCACTCGTTTGGTGTGCGGTATCCAGAACTTGAAAATGCCCTCGTCGCTCATGTGCTCATACACCCAAAATTTCTGAGTGCCGTGCGTGTAAGTGGCAGTGATGCTGAGGGCCATTTTCGTCTACTTCCAGATATGTTGTAGTGTTAGAACTGCCAAGCCTCTACGGAAATTACATCCTTGACAAACAGGCTCCACAGTCAGCGGTTTGGTGTAATCCCTGTGATCGTAATGTTGGGCCTTCTTCTGGCAATCAACACAACGTACATTTCCATTTGTAAGACGTGGCAGCTTTCCCTGAATGATTGCTCGATGAACTTTATGTGCAGCTTCTCGACGCAAGCTATACAATTTCTGTCTAACCTTTAAAGGCAACGCTTGAGAAGCATTTTGATATAGAAAGCAGCCGAGTCTCCTTAGCGATGAGTTAGTCGGTGCAGATTCCCCGGTTTCCCATCTAGAGATTGTTTTAGCGGAAACATCCAAAGCCCGTGCTATCTCTTCTTGTGACATTTCAAGGTTCTCTCGAATGGCCCTAAACTGTTTTGCAGTAATCATGTCAGGGAGCGGAGTATAGACAAGTGTCTAGACATCTGTCAACACTTATTTCGTTAGTCGGGAGAAATTTCTTCGTGATGATCAACTCGCGGCACATACAGCCCGCAGTCAGGATCTAATCGATCGTGGCAGATTGGGGCATACGAACAGGTTCGCTGATAGTTGAAGCACGAATGACGATACATTGGAAAATGTTCATCGAGCATAGCCGGAGTGAGCACTTTCAGTTGACGTTCAATTCTCGACTCCTGATGCTGAGCTTGCACGAGCCATTCCGATAATTCAGCCGCGTTCCTCTCATGCGGGATGGGAGTGACGAATAACTCACTCAGTCCATTCGAGTCCTGCACCTTGCGATCTGCAAGTAACTCGATCCATTCCTTGATTGACATGTGTTCCCAGATGTTCACTCGACTAAACGAATTCCCGAGCGATGATCTACGTCCGTTCTTCTCGAAGTAGTATTGCCATGCCCATTCGTCATCTGACGAGGTTATGCCAGATTTGAGCCACGGATGAACGAGGAAAGTAGCCTGAATGTAGGAGTCGTCTTTCTGCTTCTGTCTCGAACCCTTGATGAAGATCTCATCCTGAATTCCAGCGACTTTCTCTCCTAATCTCTGCTCGATAGCTGCCATCTCACTCAATCCCTGCACATTGTAACGAGACGACTTCAATTCTCGATCCGTCCAAGCGTAGGATGACTTCAGATTGAAGATGTACAATCCGCCTGTGTTGAGCTTGCGCAAGAGGGCGTCTGGACGATAGGCGAGATCAATGTTGTCAGTCCACTCACTCCACAATCCCTCTCGCTCAACCTCGATCACTTCGTAAGTCCCGAGAAAGTCGGGCAGGCGTTCTATCGCCCATGCGCGAATGAATCCCTCGATCAGTGCTTGACCTTCCTTGTAGACGAATGACTGAGATTCGAGATCGTCGATGTCAAAGTCGCGTTCCTCGCATTGATCGGCGTAGGCAAGGAGCGCATGTCCGACAGCGTCATCCGGTTCGTGGCCCTGCAAGAGCGACGCAACTCCTACATGCAATCCCTGACCCCAGACGAGCGGCACGGCTTGACGACGAGGTTCGATTCCGGTTGAGTTGTAGTGGAATTGTAAGTAACGTTTGCGCGGGCAGCTTTGATATGTAGTGATCGCTGTGCGAGATGTTTTCATCGTGATTTGGGACTATACATCCTTCCTTGAACAGAATCAAGGTTTTATTTCCATTGACATCAAATGTATTCAAGATTTATATTGAGCACCTATGAGCAAGTCCAATGGAAAGTATTTAACAGTTCAGGAATTTGCCAAGCGCGTTGGTATTTCAGAGGCCGCAGTTTACCTCGCCATTAAGGAAAAGCGCATCGGCTGCATCAGTGCGTTTGGAGAGCGCAAAGCTATTCCGGCGGAAGAATTGGACTATCTCACCCGGCGGTCGAAGACGGAAGCAAAGCAGACCAAAGTGCTCCGTCGTGATCGATTCGATCTAGTTGCTTAAGTACTGCTCTATCAAATGCCATCATCCCCTAAACTGGATTTACGCCAGATCCGTCTACGCGACAGGTATCTGGCTGATTATCCAAATACAATCTACGGGCTCGGGGAATGGCGCAGATATGACAATGGAGTTTGGCCTGTCGTTCACGAATTACTGATTCGCCGTGAGATCCAAGAATCAGTAATGGGCCAACGACAGGTAGCTATCAAAGTTGACAATGCTCTCATCAACTCCCTTTATAATCTTATCAAAGCTCACAGATTTATTTCCGACAGCCAATTCGATCGAGATAAAGGCTTGCTTATATTTGACGATTGCACACTTGACTTCCTGACCGGAGAACGTCGTGGGCACTTGCCTGAGAATTATCGAACCTCGAAGTTGCCTTTTGCTTATGATCCTGACGCAACTTCGGATTGTTGGTTAAAGTTTCTGTTTGAAGTCGTCGGCGAAGAAGTAGCCAACTTCCTGCAAGAATTTGCGGGATATGCAATCACTGGATTAACAAAGTATGAGATAGCCGTTTGGTTGTATGGCCCTCCCGGTGGCGGCAAATCTACATTTATCACCGGATTAGAGTCGATGTTAGGTGCGCAGTGTGGAGTACTCGGGCTATCGGATATTGAGACAAGTAACTTCGGCCTTACCAATCTCCCCGGCAAGACTCTGGTAATCTCGACTGAACAACCCGCCCATTTCATCAAATCCGCCCATATCGTCAACGCGCTTATTTCTGGTGAGAGAGTCACCGTAGATCGTAAGTTCCGCGATCCTGTCACTTTCGCCTCTCAGTGCAAAATCCTCTGGGCGATGAATGAGCTGCCGCGAGTGGATGACAAAGGCGCTGGTATCTTTCGCCGAGTGAAACTGGTCCATTTCCCATCAATCGACGAAAACAAACGAGATCCGCGCGTGAAAGAGGAAATTCAAGTGTCCGGTATGGCAATCCTCAACTGGGCGCGAATCGGATTGCAGCGACTTCTTCAACGCGGACGATTCCAGATTCCCGACGTAGTTCAAGCGGCAACTGAGCACTATCGGATCAACAATGATATTCCGAGGATGTTTGTTGAGGAGCGTTGTGAGGCCGATTCTACTGGGAAAATTCAAGCACAAACTCTCTATGAAATGTACCGAGAATGGTGCTCCGATACGGGCCATAAGCCCCTTGCCTCGCCCCGCTTCTCCGAAGAAATGCAACGCCTTGGATTCCATAAAGTCAAGATTGGCAACGTTTACTATCGAGGGCTGAAGCTGCGTGCATGATAACCGTGCAATTGGGGAGGATAGGGAGGATAGGGAGGCATTCTCTATTTATACTCTATTACTATCGCGCCGCCCGAGGTAAAATATACAGGGTAAATAGGTTAGTCCTCCCTATCCTCCCTAGTGGTCGAACAACGGAGTTAAACTTTCGGTCAACTTGACTCACTTCCCTCTCCCTTGAGTTGCTCAAGCGTGGTTGCAATCTCCCGCAATCCGCGCGGATCGATAGTTCGTAATCCGTCGCCGTCGCTGTAATCTAAATCAGTCATCGTCCTGACGGCGTTCGCGCACTCTCCAATAGCATCAGCGCGGGCGGTGGTGTCGCGTCTGCGAAGTTCAGCTACAAGCAACTCGACGCAGTTCTTTCCAGTGTTGTCCTTGACCGCTTCGCGCAAGTCAAATCCGATTTCGTCGGCCCAGCGAAAGCAAGGCAGAATGTAATTCTGTTCGTATTCGCGATACTTGGCTGTGAGTCGTTCTACCTCACCTTTAAGCCGCTCGATTTCATCCGCGCTTTCGCGTAACTGATCCAGCTCCGCACTGACTTCCTTGATTCTGGCGATGATTTCAGGCGTGGACATGACGCGACCATTACGCGCGATGAAGGTTAAATCAAGGAACGACGTGATATGGCCCATCGCCTCAACTTCTGGTTGCTGTGCTGGTAAGTAACGAGAGAGGATTGCTCGGACTGTTCGAGAATCCGGTAACTCGTCAATCTCAACTGACAGAAAGTGGTCCATAATCTCTCTAACAACATCTTCTACTGCTGTTGTGGTTGGGGTAGTAGTGCCGTCTCCGCATGTGCAAATCGCGTCAGCCCGAATCCAGACATCGCACTCGACAGTATGGCCCGCTGACTGACGCTGTTCTTTTTGTTTTCTCTCTTGCTCTAGTAAATTTTCCGCTAGCTGAAATACCAAGTCATTAGTGAAGCCGGAATCCGCTAGCCTCGTCCTAATTTCTTCGACTAAACGTAGAGCGCTGTCTGAAACCCTACGGCCCTCATAAGGATCGGCTTCTGGTTGCGCTACTGAGGGAGCAGGGGCGGTACTCGCAACTTCTTCGGGCGTTCTTACGGCCCCGCACCAACACAACAGATTCGGAGTTCCCGTCCACTTCTTGAAGACATGATCGTGGACAAGCTGATACCCCTCTTTAGTTCCCGTAACAATATCGAGCGAGCGACACATGCCGCACCATTGGATCGTGTTAGAGCGCGTGGTTCCCACGGGAACATGGCAGGTGCAGTGACAATAACGCGAACCTTCGTCCACTTCACCCTCAAGGCAGACTTCGGGATCGTGATCCGTGCAGCCGCACACCTGCTCCCCCGCCTGTTCAGTCGATGCAGGGAATACGCACTTGCAGCCACACGGTACGTAGCGGTCAGTATCGGTTAGGTTGTAATCGCAAATCTCACTATTACGCTCTGACCATTTCCGCTCATGCCCGCACTCCCCGCACCGCGTACTCGTCTCGGTGGGGGCGGTGGCGCGGAATTCACTACATGGTTCGTCCAATCCGCGACAGCCTAAGCACTCATCGTGGTCGCTGAATAGTTCGTGGTCTGATTTAGGATGGCCGCAAACGCATTTCGTAGTTCCACCGTCTTTAAGCTGGGAGAGTAAGTAGTCGATGTAACTCAGCAACCGCGAACACGTCATACATTCAACGTTGCCCCATAGCGGCGCACAACCTTCTTTGATTTCATCAATTGTGTATTGAGTGCTCATGCTGTTGTGCCTTTCACTTTCGACGGGAACTCGACCTCGTGTTCCTTCGCCCGCTTCACCATTGCGGGCCGAAGTTCCTTCTTCAGTTCGTCTGCGAGGTTCTGTAACTCGACGGCCTTGTCTCGCTGTCGCTGGCTAAACAACTGCGTTGCTTTCTTTTCCAGATAAGCGCAGCAATCATCCAAGCCACTGTAATGACCGTCCAGCCACTTTTGCGTGGCGAGATTGTCCAGTGAATAAACCTCGCCGTCGTCATCCTTTAGTAGCGTTTCTCTGCTCACGATGATTCACAGCCTTTCACTTCGTCGTGCTCACGAATTACCCCTGCGAGCACTTCCTGCACTTCCTGAAGTTCTCCGTCGATGATCCTGCGGCCCCATTCCAAAACATTCTCAGGAACGCCGCTGGTTAACTTTGCTGATAACTCAGTTGCGAACCTACTAGCCATTCCCTTCACCTACCTTTCCGCTTAGTGCGGCGCGAGATTCGATCACGGCAGCTTCAATTGCGGCCCACACTTCAGGCGCGATCCACTTGCGACTTTCAGCGTCCGCTAGCAGCGCCTCGTAAGGTATCGCTGCTTTCACCAGCGCCTCCCGCAGTCGGCCTACCTCTGCAAGTAGGGCATCACGTTCGTTTACTGTGGTGGCTATTGGTGATTGCTGGAACAGGTGGATGTTCTCCCAGCCAACACAAGCCGCACGGCGTAATAAGTTGATAAGGTGTGTATCGCAGTTGGGTTTGCGGGACTCTTCGTCAACGAAGTATTTGATTCCGCGCGCGTATTCCAGCAACGTGCAGTCCAGATAACCGAGCGAGAGCGTTCCCGCAAGAACTTCTTCGTATTCGTCAGCCATAATCAGCCCCTTCTTTAACTGTCCAGATCAGGACATTTCTTCAGCAGTTGGCCCTCTAGCTCAATGATTCGCCGCCCGTTCCTTTTGCGCGCGCTCACGATTCGCTCTGCCTTCTTAATTAGATCGGCAATTGCAATGTCAGGAGTAGCCTCTAACGCATTGGTCAGGGCCAGCCACTTATCAAACGGAACCATGACTACCGCCTCGGTCTTCTTACGTTTCGCTGTCGCCTCATTGCTCATTGGGGTTGCTCCTGCGTTGTCGTCTCCTCTGACTCTGTGTACGACATCTCCCAACAAGGGGCCACCACTGATAGCGAAATACGCGGCCCCACCGATATTCTGTCGTATGCTCCTGTTCTGCTTTACAGTTCAAACACCGCCTTCTCCGTATAAAGGAATTCGGGTTCTGAAATTCTTCCCATTGGTGTTTCACCTTAGTTGCTCTTCGCGTCTTAGCTCAAGTAGTAAGACATTAATCAGAGATGCGGCATCGTACAATTCCTGCTTACACTTTCTGTCGAGCGGCTCACTTGTCGGCCAGTGATCGGCTATTTGTTCAAGATACTTCACGGTTAATACGGCCATGATTTCAGGATCGTCTCTCAACGGATCAATCAGCAACTCGGATACGACGCCATCGTTAGTGCGGGATGAGATCCGTACTGTCACCTGCTCAATGTTTTTCCGCCATGTCTGGGCGTCTTTTTTATTCAGCTTCATCTCAGTTGATTTACTCGCAAGTCGCGCAACGCTTCCGCGACATATTCAGACTCGGTGTCGCGCCATTGTTCCTCGTCAGTTTCCAGCCACTCACCAACAGACTTGAGAACGCGCTCAAGCAAGCGATCAGGCCCGGCAATCAGCCCGTGGTCCTTCTCGACGTGATCCTTAAAAGCCTCTTGCAACCGTTCCTTCAGCGTGTCAGCCATCTATTCCCCTTTCCCTGCAATCACTGGGAGTCAGTCGTCGAAGTGACAACAGTCCTCATCATCCGCGTCCATTCCGCTCCCGCAATTCGTACAGGTGTGATCATTCTCCACGTCCGCGCTCATCAGTTGCGCCTCGCAGTTGAGACAGTAGCCGTGGTCGTAGTCTGAGCGGGATTCGGTAACTCGCTCGCGGAGTCGTTCCCTTAGCTTGTCAGCGTCGATCATTTCATTACCCTCTCATTCCCGACGCGGAACATCTCGCGCATGTCGGAGTTTTGCTGCAACTCGCGTCGTTCCGCTCGCTTCCCCTGCTCATACCAGTACTCAGCACACTCGCGCTCAGTGGTCTTCGTCATCGACAACGGCGCAAGTTCCCAGTCGTCATCGAAAGAGGGGAGTAGGTAACCTCCATTTACACGAACCTCCGCATTCGTCGCGTCAATCGCCGCATCGATCACTCGTGCTCGCTCAGTCTGAGAGAGTCGATGAAGTGCGCAGTCGCAGTCGGGTTCGCTCAACGCCTCCCGCACTCGTTCCAGCACTTGTCGTTTCTCGAATTTGATGGCGGCGGCACACATGGCGCATGGGTTACCTGCGTTAGCCTGACACGTCGCGGAGTCGTGGGTGGTGGTTGTAGTCATTGTCGTCTGATCCTTTCTGCTGCTTGCGCAATTACGCTTCGTATGCCCGCCGCTTCACGGCGCAGCTTGTCAGCCAGCTTTTAACTGCGCATCCACTTGATGCGTGGACCAACCCCCGGAACGCGACTGGCCAGCCCACAGATCCATCTGGTTAGCGTCGCGATCCTTCTCTTCCGCTGCGCCTTGCAACGCAATGATTAAGGTTTGGGTAAGTTCGTCAGTCATTGTCCGAATTCCTCCCTGATGAGTGCGGTTAGCTTCCGCGCGAAGTCGATAGCCCGGCGCTCCTCGCCTACCTGAAATCCGATCTTTGCAGTTACGTGCGGCCACTCTCGCGCGCCGCCGAATGCATCTTTTTCGGAACCGTTATAATGCTCGTGAATCTCGACGGTGTGAGCATTACCGACTTTGCAATTATTTCCAATCCTGCCCTCAATACTGATCTTGCTCATCCTTCGCCTCCTCGGGTGGTGGGGTTAGTCGTCGCGATCTCCGCCGTCGTTGGTTATTCCATAAACTTCATCTATGAGCGTGTCGCCCGTATATGGCTCACCGTCGCCGCACCTGTGGACCTCAAGCGTGCCGCTGTTTGAAAATAACGCAAGCGTTTTAGGCCACGTCTTAGCGAGCTTCCGTAAACGCGCAATCGCAGCCTTTTCCTTCGTAGTCAGATCGTCAAAATCAATCATCTGCTCCCTCTCCCTTTCGGTCCCGGCTTCGTTTTCTGTCGTGGTCTGTCCCAGTACGGTGAATTGCAACTTGCACAGGTGCGTGGCTTCTCGGTTGCACGCGGCCACCAGCGATGACCACAGCGAAGGCAAAGTAGCTGCTTTAACGTTTGGGCCATAACTACGCCGCCGCCTCGTATAGAACATCCGACTCTAACGGAACCCGCCAGACGTACACGTGATCGCGCGGGCTAAATGTCAGCTTCTTCGCATCGGCAATGGGCCATACTCCTTCGACTGCCTTGCGCGGTGACAGCTTGCGATAGCTCATAGCGGCCACGTCCGGTTCTGCTCGGAACCATTCGTCAACTTTCAAATCGACAAACTCGACAACGACTAGCCGTTTTCTACTTTCCTCAATGTCTCTTTTTATTTCCCGTTCAAGCTCTTGCGCAAAGCCCCATGAACCAAACATCTTCGCAGTCGCTGCAAGCGTGGCCCGACTGGCGATATTGGACATGGTAGACGAGGACGTTTCGCCTTGATGTGCCCACGAGATAACATAGCCTTTATACCGTTCGCAGAATTGCTCGAAAGCGGGCAGGACGTCTTCCAATGTCGCCGCTTTAGACAGAGAGTAGCTGGCTTCAATCAGCACGGTCAGCGTCGTTTGATCTTCGATAAGTCCCTCACCACGCCATGAAATTCCATCCGTCGGATCGACAGCGATTCGGGCAACAGCATCTGCGATGGATTCACGCAGCTTGGTATCCATTCCGTCCATCCGTGTATATGTCTGTTTCAACACATCAGCGAACGGTCGTTCAGGGCTTAGTGTTTTGTCGAGTCTGTATGGTTCGTTATGTAACATCTTCGTTGTCCTCCTTAAAGTCGAAGGTAGTTATACTCTCTATATATCGACTTGTCAATAGGGTAAAGCGAAATAGTGAGAATTTATTTATGCACAGCCTGATTCACTCTCTTACCCCTCCCGGCGCAGGGTGGTGAGAGCGGCGTCGATCTGTTTGACGATCTCTGCCAGTCCTTGTCGCGCCGTATCGAGATATTGAGCGCCTATGAACACTTGCGCATTGTTACGAGCTTGGATGAGAGCGTCCTCAAGTCGCGGCACGGCAGCGTGGTCAGCGATGATTTGCGCGGCGATTTCCGGCTTAACCAGCAACACGCCGATAGTCTGATTATTTTGAATTAAGTGATAATAATCAGAGGCAGTCTCATTCGCGACTACCGACCACTCCCCGGTCTCCGGCGCGGGTTGCGTGCGTTGTGACTTGAGATACTGTTCAGCTTCGTACTCGATAGCCTTCGCGGCTTCTTCCGCGCTCCAATCGCCACCGACGCCATCTGATCCATTTTGCATAATTCCGTAGAGATATTCAGTCAAGGTCTTAGTCATCACCTGATCCTCTTTCCAAGTTGCGGTCTGATGAGTTGAGTTAGCCCCAACAGTCACATTCGTATTCGTAGACGCCCTCTGTCTCCGGCAATTCACACAACGGGCAGACGTAGACGTTGCTCGGGTATATCGCAGGTTTGAACCAGCGTTCAGTTTCCCGGCGCTCCGGGTTATCGCGCTCATAGTCAGTGTTCACGATCATCCTTCCCCGTCCTTTCGTGGCTGGGTGCGCAGGTATAGCTCTCCGCTATTCACTAAACTTGCATCAATCACCTTCCGTAGCTCTCGTAACGCTGCCCGCGCAACATGTTTAGTTTTCTCAATCGCGGCCTGCGGCGTCTTACCAGACTCAGCCCACTTACCGCCAGCACTACCCGGCTCGCCGAGGAACGCAGTGTAGTGAACGTCTCCGTCTGCGTATTCATGCGCATGGACCTTCCAGTAACCGCTCGCGTCGATGGCGCAGTAATACCAGCCCATGTTCTCCCAGATGCGCGGCTTCCAGTTCGGGCCAAGCTGCTCAGCCAGTGCCTTGCCTTTGAAACACGCGGCATCATAGGCCGCGATAGTGCAATTCGCGCCGCACCACGGCGAGCAGTAGAACGGCCCGCGCCTTACTGGCCCTTTGCTATACAGTTCATCGATTTCAGCTTCGCGGCCGTTAAAGCTCTTTGCTGTTGTCGGCATCGTTTTTCTCCACTCTGATTCGCTCCGCCTCCTCCCGCACTGCTTCCAGCAGCCTCGACGTCTCATGCCACTCGCAGCAACCGGGGCAGTAGAAGCGTTGGGCGCGGGGTTGAGTGGGCGTAGTCCGATGCTCAGTCATGCGACTCCTTTTCCGATGCGGTCGTCCAGTCCTTCGCCTCGATTACGTCATTCATCGGCATTGCCACAACGGTCATGTGCTGCCCTGTATCCCAGTTCCGCGCGTCAAACCGTACAGGAGTGAAAGAACGATCTGGCTTGTCGTGTTCAGACTTATACACGCGCATCGTGACGGATTTGGTTCTATCCGGCCCGAACGCAGCCATTGCTTTCAATGCTGGCAGTAATAGATTCAAATCGAGTGTTGCTACTGCCACGGGCTCGCCGTCAGGGATAGCTTTCTCCCACTTTGGAAACTGTTTCGAGGGTGGCTGTGGCGACTCGTCAACCTTGAATACCGTCTTAGTCTCAAGGTCGGTAGTAGCGATAACTTTCGACTGCCCGTCACCGTTGACGCCGATAAGTGCATGGTTCAATGCTGGCAGTTGGCGTTCATTCGGAATCGCCTTAACGATGGCAGCGGCTTGTGCGGCAGGAATCAGAAATGGTTCAAACTCAGCAAGTGGCGTAACGTTGTCAATGAGTGGAAAATTCTCGTTCTCGGTTTCAGTGTTCGACACGAGCGCGAGCACGTGCCCGTCACAGGCCACGGTTTTATCCCGATGGATCTGAACAGTTGCCAGACTGAAACGGGTATCTTCTGATTTGGCTACCAATGAGCCGATTGCGAAGTTCTTACGGTTATGCATTTGATTCTGCCTTTCGTTGAATGTTTTGTCTCGGATGTTCGCGATCCCATGCTCGCCACCTGCAAATGTCCGAACAGAACCGTTGCAGTTTGCGGGTAGTGGTCAGCGGCGTCTTACAACTTTCGCATCTAGTCTTACGTTCCGGTTTCCTTTTGTAACGGCTCATACTCGCTCAACTTTCCGTTGCTACGGTTTTCTGCCGTGCGACAGAGTATCAGGCGTCACTTCCGTTGTCAACGAATATTTCAACGTCATCATTCCCTACCCCCGCACGCGGCTGAGTACTTGGCGAATCTTCTCCGTGCTGATTTGCAATCCGTCACGAACGTCAGCCGGAACATTCCGCGCTGATTGCCAGAGGCGGATTGCCTCAAGTTCGTCTCGCAGTGCCGCGACGAGCTGTGCGTAATTGTCCGCTCGCACGTATCTGACACTGTAGCCGTCCTTGGGACCGTCTTCATTCCTGTCGTAACTGTTCTAAGTCTGGCTCGACTTCGATTTCAACCTCTCTTGTTATTACAATTACCTCAGCACCACAATCGCGGCACTTAAGAACGTAATCATCGGATGGCCCGTTACACATACGCTCAAACAGCATGGCGTTGTATCGATTGCAGTTCGGGCATGACGGGTTATCTTCGCCGTTAAGTTTCAGATCAACTCGCTTGCCGTTGTAGTGATAGGTAATCATTTTAGTTTGTCTCCGTAAGAAGCACTCTACTATCATTGTCTAGCGTTGTCAAGCACAATCTCAATTATTTCATTGTTCAAATTGACCGCGAATAAATGCTTGACATAGATTGACGGCTAGTGTAGTCTGTCCTTCGACATGGCGACAACCACTAAAGACAAAATGTTATTCGCCCGCGTGGAAGAGGCTTTAATCCGACGACTTAAGCGGGTAGCGAAACAGATCGACCGCCCGCCTTCATGGGTGGTGCGGGAAGCGGTCAAGGCTGAGTTGGATAGGATTGAAGGGAAGGTTAAGTAATGTGCAAACACTGTAAACTTGAACGAGCACTGAATTACGCGCAGGGATTGTGCTGGTTTTGTTACTGGAATGGATTAGCACGACTCGCGCGCAGACCGAAGCGAAAGGGGTGAGGGAATGGGCGCAACGGCGATTATGAAGCGAGTGATTCACAGGCCAACCGGAATTTGGTACTGGCTCGAAGTCAAGTTTAGTTGGAACGTGAAGTATTATTCCTTTGACGGCGGCGAGACTTGGCACAAGTCAAAAGTGACGGCTTTTATAAAGGCGCAGGGAAGCAATAGACTGCAATCCTGCGACTAACCAACCAACCCACGGGAGGGAGTATGAGTGAGACGAAGATGACAGCGATTGAAACAATGATTCTCAGGACCGCGCGCTCAAGACCTGATCAGTGGCTGGATCATCATCGTCATTATCTCGGCGAGGTACTAGCCTTGCAATGTAAGGGATTAGTGACTACACGCATTGACGGTGATCGGTTACAGGTGCGTGCAACCACCACCAACGCGGAGTTGAGTTGATGCGAGTGAGAGAACATGAGTACGAAACAAGGTAACAAGCTACCAGCAAGAGAGTCGGCCTATTGCCCTACTTGCCGGATTCATTCATCGCAGTCGAGGACGGAGAGGCGCGGTGTACGATACTGCGGCGTATGTGGCAATGAGTTCACATTGGTTGAGTCGCGGTCAGCCTTAGCGATGCAAATGGAATCCGAAATCACGACAACAAAGGATCTAACCCCATGCAACGTCTAACCTTATCCGACTACACCCTAACCATTCTCCTCATCCTCGCGCTCTCTTTCGGTGTCTACTACGGGTTGCAATCGTGGTTGACGAGGGTAAGTGAGGAGACGAGTGGGCGGATTGAGCGAGCAGGGAGGATCTATCAGTGATCTCTTTCGTTACCTTTCTTTTGGCGGTTACAGCTCTCGTTGGCGTAATCCGCTCCCAGTCTATTATGCCGCAGGTGATATTCTCGTTCTGGGCGGTGCTGCTGACAGTCGTTACCGTGATAATTGCGACTGATGCGACTACGGAAGAACGACCTGAGACGACTGAGACAACTGCGCGGATGGGGGTTGACTACTGAGGACTACTAGTGATCACAGATCGTCATCATCCGAAACTCAAACAGGTACGCCGTCACGGCTGCCTGAAGTGTCGCAATCCACGTTGCGATCAACGTCATTGTCCCTTGTGTACGGAGTGCTCGACTTCACGTAAAGGGTACACCGTTCCAATGCCAGCCTGTCGGATTGTTAAACCCTACCAAACAATAACAACACTAGCGGGAATCCACCTGTTTAACCCGCGATTAACGCTACCTCTAGTCTAATGAAACAAAGTTGTGTAAACTCTTGTTGCGATGAGTACTTCTTACGTTTCCGATTACACGCGTCATCAGCAACAGAAAATCGTCTGGGATAAGACTCGCTCCAGAGCCGCGTCTTTACTGGCTTTAGGCTATAATAAGCAGTATGTCGCGGATGACGTAGGGGTTTGCCGGGCAACTATTTACAACTGGTTAGACGATCCTGAATTTTGCCTGGAAGTAGATCGGTTATCTGTAATGCTGGACGTTTCCTCACGTGCCGAACGCATGCGTCATGTAATGCGGGTCATTCGTTCGCTGATGGATGAGAACGGCGTCCTTTGTACTGAGAAAGATCCACTAGACTGGTTGAAGTATGCGCAAAGTGAAACAGACGGAGCGAAGATTGATCTGAGTAAGTTAGCTGAACTACTCACAGGAGAGCATAGTGTGCAAGTGGGAGAGAGTGAGCAGCGGCAGTTGAGTCCGGCGATTGATGTTAGCGCAACCAGTGGTAGTAGCGAGGAGTTGTCGGCACAAGGGGAAGTAGTCGATGAAGACGCGCTCAATCCTTCGTAACGGAGCAGAAGCAATATGAATTCGAGCTTATTTGCGCTGATTTTCCTGTGTGCTATATACGCTGGAGGAGTAGGTGGCGTAGCATGGTTGGCTTACCGTGTGTACCAGAACTCGCGCCCTCGTTATTAACCGCCCTACTCTCAGTAGCAGACATAGACCACAACTAATGCTGGCGGAAGGACTCGAACCTTCATCACGCCCTAATCCGGGGCTTACGGATTATAAGTCCGCCGCACTGCCATTGTGCTACGCCAGCGTAATCCCTCAACAACCCACTTAGACCACTACTCACAACTGCGTATAGTCGTCACTGTCATCGTTGGGCCACGTGGTTCTAGGCTGTCATAGATCCAGCCATCGCAAAAAGAAATACATTAACCCAAACGAGATAGGGGGTATTAGTATTGTAGGTAGTATCGCAACACTGGGCCAACCACTACGCGCCGCAACTGACAACGCCAGTAGAAGCATCATAAAAGCAAATCCCCCGGCGAAGACTGCGGTAGTTTTACGATCATTATCACCTTTCACCGTCCCGCGATCATGTCTCTGACTGCGCCCGTACCTGCTCACGTGGCGTAGTCGATTGTCGTCGTCGTTATCATCGTCTGAATCGATCATCATCATCATCACTCTCACACCTCAAATCTAAAAGTGTTGGGGGAGCTGGAGGGGTGGGGTCACACCCTCGTGTAAATTTTCCCCTTCTCGACTTATACAACATCTTGTTACCTGCTCATCTCGACGGATTATTCCGTGCGTACTCGATAGCTTCTTCCAGTGTTTGGATTACTCGCATCGGCGGCAATCGGGATGGCTCCTCCGACGCAATCCCTTGCAGGGAGTTAGTCTGCGATGGACTAGTACCACCTCCACCTGCCAGCGTTGCATCTGCCTGCCGAGCGAAAGACAGCCGCTCTGCCAGTTTTGGAATAAAGGGTCGCTGTTGCTGTTCGCAGACTCCGCGCTCATTGTTACAAACTGAACAAGCTAATACGTGCAGCACGCCTTTCTGTTCCCGATAGCGATTCGCTCTTTCAGGGTGGAGACGTGAATAAAGATGGTCTACGGTAGTTTGTAAGGGATTTCCCACTGCGCCGTAGAGAGTTTTTTGTCCGCACCAGAAGCAATGCGGATCAGCGTGAAATAGCCGCAGTCGCATCTTTAAGATCTTCTCGCGCGATTCTTCTTTTGCGATGCGACGTGGAGGCGGGTGTAATGGTTGCGGCAGATAGTTACGACTCGGAATCATCCATTCCGGCAGGCGGCGCTTACCTGCTTCGATCTCGCAATACTCCTCCCATGATTGCGGTCTGACCTGTCCCTCGTTGTCGAGCCATGTCATCGCGATTTAGCCTTTCCGAAGGCAATCCTCCACATCCCGCAGTGTATCACCGAGCGTGAACTCCTTCACCTCGCAGTGCTCCCAGCCTAGATCTGTTCGACGCGCTTCAGCCAGCACTGGACTTGGGTAGTAGAGAAAGTCGCCACTGCCGTTACGTGCCCAGCCCGGCTGCTGATTCGGCGGACTTACCCAGATGCCCCAGTAGCGCAATGGTTCCGACATGGAGACTGGCCCTGCGACGATAGTGATATTGTACAGTCCACGCTCCTGGAGTCGCTCCTGCATTCGACTGAGATCTTCTGTGGCGATGTCAGCGCACTCGATCGCCAGCACGTAGCGTTTAGTAGAGTCGATTTCATGTAGCTTCATATCAGTCTTTCTGGTCGCCCAGCCATTCGCGGTAGTTATTGTTATTCCGCGGTCCCCGGCAGTACTCACATACCGTGCGGATAACTCCGGTAGAAACGACCTGAATTATCGATAAAGATTCAGTAGCACCGCACATATTGCAGTGACCGGGCTCGAACAGGGACTCGCCGGAGGGCTGCTCTGGCGGCGGGGGTAAGAGCGCCCAATGCGTAGGTTCTCGTCCCAGTTTTGTGCCAATCCAGACATTACCCAACATTCTGGCGCTACAGATATTCCCGTAGCGATCCGCGGTCAGTAGCGGCGTATCCTTGGGCGGGTTGCTACCGCGTAACGGAATCCATTCATTGAACATGTGAGTTACCTTTCGGGCGTTGAATTTACCTAAGCTACAAACTCGGCATCACGCCATACATCCCCGCCACGTAGAAGCTCTCGGCGTGAGCTTGCGCCATGATGTCAGCACAGGAGGCGCAGTAGGACTTCCCTTGAACTTGATGCAGGTATGAGCTTGAGTTACGTGTTGGACCACAACGCCTACAGTAAGCTAGATCGCTCGTGACGAAGCAACCGCCATGCTTATGCATTCGTTGGTTGACGCGACAGCCGCCGCAGTTGTCGTCGTGATCGATCATCTCAATTCCTCGCCTCTCCCGGTTCCCGTCCCTCTTCCAGCACCGCTCGCCGAACCAGTTCACGACGTTGCGGCAACTCGGCCAGTTCGGACTCAAGATCCAGCCTGTGCGCTTCGCTCTCCCATAGGTCCATCAGTGCCATGTAGTAAGGGAGTCGATTTGCGGGCGTCCCTAACTCCTGCCAGCAGTCTTCGCAAAGCGGGAAGCATGAACTACCCGATCTGTATGACGTGTCATGCGACCGAACCACGGGCCACGGAAACTCGCAGCGACCACAGAAGCTGAAGTTAGGATAAAGAGCTTGCAGATACGAGGACACGGATAACCGCTCTCGACATAACCGAGTGTTGACCTTATCCAACTTGCCGTGTGCTGTTTCGTTCAATTGCGTGCTCCTCACTGCTATCGCTCGGGATCGTATTGATCCGCATGTATTCGCGCCTCGTGTTCCGTATCGAATTTTACGGACCAGCGTGTGATCGATGCTGTCGTTATGGGTTCCCATTCTGATCCGTTCCAGTAATGCGCGCCGGGAAACATGCCTTCGTTCTCGTCCCATGTAGAATAAGTAGGATACCAGCCTGTTTCAGTTGGTGTGTCAGTTGTTAGTTGTTGTTGCATTCTTTCTCCGCCGCCTGTGCCCACAACTTCACACTCATCCTCGCCGTCTCATCATCCAACTCACGAAACATCTCAATGAGCACGCTCGCCAACCTCGGCTCGTACCCATCCAGCACGAGATGGATGATTGTCGGGTAGTCGAGCAGGAGATTGAGAGCGTCGTCTGGAGTGATCATTTGGCTGACTCCATAGCCTGTTGTTCTCGCAGCGCCTTGCGCCAGTCGCCTCTGCTGAGCCCGCTCAGGTCTAGGCGATTCTTCGTTACGCGCTGGCCGATATTGTAGGGCGCGAATGGGTAGCCGCTTTTGTGAATGCGCCAGAACTCGTCCGAGGGTAAGTCGTTCCCGTAAAAGTAACAATGGACACACAAGCCGGAATCGAACGGATCTACATCGAATGGCTTCCGACACCTCGGACAGCGATGCCAGCCCTGCGCTTCTCCGGTGGTAATCCAGCGTCCGTCAGATTTGGCAATCAGGTGAATAAACCGTCCCGACGAATCCTTGAACGCTGTCCACGCATGTCCGGCTCTCGGCCTACTCATAAGTACGGCCCACTCCACTTCTGCAACTTGCCCTTATCCACCGTGCGCCAGTAGTCCTCCAAATTCACCCCGCCACTCGCAGGCCATGCGAACTCTCGCCACTCGGGCATGGGTGGGAGTACATCCGGCAATCCCGCATCCTCCCACGCAATGAGTTGACGAATGATCGGCGCAGCGGGGAGTTTGTACGCGGCTTCCACTGCGTAGAGGAGACGAAGTTCGTTTTGCAGTCGCGTGCTCACCGTGACGATTTCACCTCCACGATCTTATTCTCCTCACCCAACGCACAAGCCCAGCAAATCCCCTGTTCACCACATTCGTCTATGTACCGCTCGATCGCCGCTCCCGCTCCCACTCGCCCCGTCCCCGGACAATGGTTCTCCTCGATGTCGAACACGGCGTCATAGCTCGGATCGTCCGGCACTTCGACTGGGATGATGAAGGTGCAGCGGACGTGGATGGTTCTAGTTTTGGGATCGTTTTTCGTCTCGATCAATCCGTTTCCCATGATGGTAATTCCTGCATGGTCAGTGCTTCCAGTAGCGCGGCTAGCTTGATGACCCCCTGCGTTGTTAGGCTTACGTGCACCAGCCACTCGGCGCTTTTATTATGATGGCTCTCGTAAACACATACCATACGTTTACCGAATAGCGCGTTTAGTTTACCGCGATGTGCCTCTTTTTCTTGGCGGGCCAGTGTTTCCCGTTCGGCCTCTTGCTTCCGCTGCTCTTGTGCCGCATCGTACTCGGCGCATTGAGATTTGGTTGCAATGGCTTGGATCTCTGAGCCGTACCACCCGCTGTAACCAATCTTGCGATAATGCGGCTGCTTATCGTATCGAGATAGCTTGCCGCGATAGAATCGCGCGCCGTCCTTCCCCCACGGCCAGTCTGTTACGACCTGCTTAGGCGTTAACCTGACTACCGTGCAAATGATTTGTTTTCGGTCGTAATCAACCCAAACACGGTCGCCTTCTTTGATGTTTTTTAGGTTAGCTCTTCTCATTCTCGCCCTACTATTGACTCCTAACAATATCTTGTGCGATGATGGATGTCAAGGAGGAATTATGGACAACGCACTAGACCGCGACACTGCTGGTAGTATTGCTCACAACGCAAGTGCTATCGTTAAACTGCAAGGTGAGATTGCCAATGCTGCTGATCTGATCAGGGTGTTGGATTCACTACCGCTAGGCGAGGCAACTATAACGGTTTCTACTTTCGTTCGACAGGAACCTTACTCTTGCGCCATTTCAAACGCCTCGGCGATTTGCTTACTACGCGAGTCGATTGAGATGAAGCAGCAATACATTAAGACTCTCAGTGACTGGCTGCGATCTGCGTTGAACGAATAGCAGCGCACATACCCGTCAAGTTCTATTGTATACTGCGCGACGATGGACACCGTTCCTGAATATCCCTTCGACCTTTTGTCGAGAATCCGTGAGCGAATCGTTAAAGACGTTGACGCGAATGGTAGAACTTATCGCTGCTCGTCTGAACTTTCAACCGCGTTTGCCGGATGGAGCCACGAGCAGATTGATGAATGGGCCATTGAGCACGGTTTGGTAATCATCGCTCAACCCGATCGTCGAATTGTAATCATGCGCGTTACGCCGGATAGCTTAGCGCCGTTGATAGCCATCGTCGGGAAAACTGAGGCGCTTGAGCTTCAACAGTTTGCGCGTGAGCGCGTACGTGCAGAAGTAGACGCGATGGACTGGTCGGACATTATCGAATGAGCGACGATCTCAATCTCCCACCATCCCTCCGTCTCAAGCACCTCTGGCCCATCGAGGACAAGCTGGAGGATGCGCGGCGACAGCGACTCAAGGGCGGCGGGTTGATTCGTCCCGCTCTTCACGAAGCGCAGAAGAAGATGAAAGCTGAAGCGCGCAGGTTCAATGTTGCTGCGTTAGGCCGACGCGCGGGTAAGTCAGTATTCGGTCAGGATGTCAGTGGCGACTATCTCATGGCGGGTTGGCCTGTCGGGTGGTTCGCACCCTCATACAAGATTCTCGCAGATAGCTGGCGCGACTTACAACGAGTGTTCGCTCCAGTGACAGTGGACAAATCCACGCAGGAGCATCGACTGGAACTCTCGACGAAAGGGGTGCTGGAGTGCTGGTCGCTGGACAATCCCGACGCAGGTAGAAGTCGCAAGTACAAGCTGGTGATCGTTGACGAAGCAGCCCTCGTGCGTTATCTGGGAGATGCATGGCAAGCGTCAATTCGACCCACTCTCACTGACTATCAAGGTGATGCGTGGTTCCTCTCCACTCCACGTGGCTCGAACTTTTTCCGCACGATCTACAACTGGGGACAAGATCCACTCAAAGACGAATGGCGCTCGTGGCAGATGCCGTCGTCGGTCAATACTACCCTCACCGATCTCGACAAAGAGATCGAAGCGGCGCGATTGGAACTGCCGGAGCGCATCTTTCGACAAGAGTATCTGGCTGAGTTCATCGACGACGCGGGTGGAGTGTTTAGACGAGTGCTCGAATCAGCTTGTGCCACTGCTCAAGACTCAGCCCTCGATGGACATAACTACCTGATCGGAATCGACTGGGGCAAGTATAACGATTTCACGGTGCTGAGTGTAATTGACGTGACGACGAAGGAGTTGGTCTACGTGGATCGCTTCAATCAGATCGACTACACCGTGCAGATTGAGAGGTTGCGCACGCTCGCCACGAAGTTTAAGACGAAGACTCTCATCCCTGAGCACAACTCCATCGGCATTCCGCTGATTGAGCAACTCCAGCGTGAAGGCTACAACGTCCACCCATTTACGACCACGAATGCGTCTAAAGCTGAAGCGATAGACTCGCTCGCGCTTGCGTTGGAGAAAGGCGATTTGCGCATAATTGATAACCCAGTACTGATTGCTGAATTGCAAGCCTATGAAGCTGAGAGATTGCCGAGTGGGATGCTGAGATATTCGAGCCCGGAAGGTTATCACGATGACTGTTTGCCGCAGGGAACGCTGATTAAAACATTGACTGGCTATCGTCCAATTGAAGAAGTCCAACCCGGTGATCAGGTGCTTACTCATCGCGGTCGCTATATGCCCGTAGAGAGGGCGATTACCAAGCCCTTCTCGGGCCTGTTTTATGATTGTAAATTTAGAAATCAGCTAGAACTGTCGCTGAGCCACAATCACCCAATATTGGCTGTCTGCCGCGACTACACCGGCGATGTCTCTGGTCCATTTACACGCGAGCAGTGGGTATTACCGGGCGACTGGCGTAAATCTTACCGTGCGGTAACGGTAGTTGAATCTCCAGTACTGCGTGTTGGCGATGTACTGACAGAACGTGAGTTTTACACCAATGGGAAATGCGCGGTGAATATCAAGTTGCGAGAACTGCAACTTGATGAAGGATTTGCAAGCTTGCTCGGGCGCTTTCTTGCCGATGGTCACTGTTCCAATTCTTCGGGCTGGACCATGAGCCTCGCATTTAACGTTAAAGATGTGCATTCGATTGAGTACTTTCGCTACTATCTCAACTTGCTGAGAATTTCTAATAGAGCGGAGAAGGCGCGAAGTAACTGCGTGGCCTTAACGTTTTCCAGTAAGCTATTATGGCATGCCCTGAAGACCTGTTATTCATCCTCCGGCGAGAAACAGCTCCCGCCTTACTTTCACCGTTTACAAGTTCACGGTAAAACAGTGGTAGATGAATGGTTGGCTGGCGATGGTTGGCACCGTCCTCCACACGTAACGCAACCGAACGGCGTTACGGTTCAGTCTCCCGGCTACACGATAGGTGCGACCACAAGTGCGCGACTGGCTTTAGGAATGCGAGATCTAGCTCTCGCAAATGGGCTATACGCAACGGTAAGAAAATATGAGCGGCGGCGTTACGAAAAGTCTACTAAGCCTCAATATTGGGTTACGATAAAAGAAGACGGTTCCGAGAATAATCATTCCCGAAAGCTCTCTCCGGTTAGTTACGGCTCTCCCGTGGAGACTATTGCCGAACGGCAATTTGAAGGCACGGTCTATAATCTTCAAGTTGCCGAAGATAGATCATTTATAGCGAATGGCATCGTGGTCCATAATTGCGTCATCAGCCTCGCCCTCGCATGGCACGGAGCCAGCATCAGGCCGAGACGGGTGCTGTATGCGTAGATTCGATAGCGGCTAGAGCGGCGAGACAGATTGCTTCCGCGAGTGACTCGGCCTCGGCATTCCTGCTCGACTTCACTGTGCCCTTGCAGAATGATGCGTAAGGCAACTTTCCTTCGTACAACGTACAGGCGAATGACCAGCCCTGTTCCCGCATCTTCTCAACTACCCGCATTGCAGCTTCAATGGATCTGGCAAACTTCGGAATGTCATCGTTGAACTGATCGTCCTGCATTCCATCGATTTCAGTCAAGACCCATCCCAGTTCGCGCCATACTTCCGCAGTCCCCGGTGAGAGAAACTGGTTACGCTCGACTTCATTTGCCTCGCAATGAAACCAACGAAAGTTAAAGACGCGCTTTGCTACTTCAAGCTCAAGCTCTCTTCCACTTAGTTCTTCAGACATCTCTCAACACTCCCTGAAGAATTACGATCACCCAGAATAAACCCGCGTAGAGGATCGCTATCCATCTTGACGATAACTTCCAGATCTTCATTGCAATGAGTGGGACGATCGCTGGGGTTAAACTTACAAACACCGCATAGCCAATCCGGTTCAAAGGATTGCAACCAGATAGAAGTAAGCAGATTGAGAGACTCAGTACGAAACCTGAGACAGTTGAAATTAAGAGGGTTAAGCTAGGTGACAAAATACTGCTCTCCGATCTCAGCGTTCACGGATAACCTCCGAGTCATCAGGCAAACTCTTGTGACCCCACTCCGGCCCGCCCATGCCGCCTGTAACCTTACCCCACGCCGATCCGTTTTCATCGTCAAGATAGAATGTCTGCTTGCCGTAGTTGACTTCAACCGCCACGCGCTCAGTACCTTCCATATCAGCGCACCACCACGTAGGTTTTTCAACTGTACCGACGCGGACAATCACTCGGCGACAGTTTGCTGGCTCGCCATTCCAGTACGTCTTCTCTGGTCGTGGGCCTGATCTCAGTATGAACGACGACGACTTACGTGCTCGCCGTCTCAGTGAACTTGCAATGCTCATTTGAAGTCCTCGTAAATCGCGTCTAACTCTTCGTCTGTCGGCTCCGTGACTTTCGAGAAGTCTACCTTACTGAAATCAACTCCGGCAGCGATAAGGTTTTTAACAATACCCCGCGCGATCAGTGGCCCTGTTCGGCGGAATCGTTCACGAAAACGAATCTTTGCAATTTCTCGCAGAATTGCAATGTTCACGTCGTCGCGCGTGGCGTATTCAAATTCGTCGCTTCCGGTTGATAGGCTAGACATACGCGACTCGCTCTCCCAATCAGAACCAGCCCGCCATGCCCCTCGCACAACGGGCCAGTCCTCACCATACAGGAAACCACTCCACGGAGGAGTGATCGAGGGGGAGTGTAGCATAAGCAATTCGAGTTGACAAGATGTTGTGCACAGTGTATTGTTCCTTTTCTAAATCTTAATCGTTGGAGAAGGAAATGCCAAAACTACATCAAATCATCGCTATCGAAGAAGACGCGAAGAACAAGATAGGATCTGTCACCGCAATGCTGGAACGGGAAGCGTTAAAGCCCGATTCGTTTAACGGACTAGCTCGCACGTATCGACCAAAGGACGAAGGCGGTGAACCGCTACCTCCTGAACATAAGCGAGTACAGTTAGACGCGCGTAAAGAAATTGACAAGTTCATCAAAGCCAAGACTGAATTGATCGACCTGACTGCGACGAAGGACTGGGCCAACATGGAAGCGCGGGCCGATGTGGAAGTTAACGGTCAGGTGATTCTTATAGCGGTACCTGTTACTCATTTGCTATTCCTAAGCAAGCAGTTGGACCACTTTCGTAACTACGTCGAGAAACTGCCTACGTTGGACGAATCCGAGGAGTGGAAAGTAGACCCATCAACCGGACAGTGGCGTACGGATATTACAACTCGCCACCGTACCGAGAAGATAGTTGACTTTAAGACTGTCTCAGAAGCGACGAAGGAACACCCGGCTCAGGTGGCCCAACTAACTAAAGACGTAACAGTCGGCTACTGGGACCAGACTAAGCTGTCGGCGGCGCTTCCCGTGCCGCAGAAAGAGGAACTGATTACGAAGATTGAGGAACTGCTTAGCGCGGTCAAGTTAGCACGCGGCAAGGCCAACGAGGTCGAAGCTCCGAGGCAAAAGATCGCTGACACGTTATTTGAATACGTGTTAGGCTAGCGAGTGTGGAAGTTTTAATCTGAGGCTTAGGCTGAACATGAGAATCAACCTATTCCACAGAATCTTAAACCGATCACTATCTGAATGAAGGTAAGCTAAAGCAAAACTAACAGTCCTATGCGTGGGTTCGATTCCCACCGGACGCTCCAAATATTACTTATGCGTCCGTAGTTCAGCGGTAGAACATGGGACATTGAAACTTAGCGCAATGGCAAGCCGGACACGGATATAGATGATCAAAACCGCGACATAGCTCAACTGGCAGAGCGCAAGACTTATAATCTTGAGGTCGCAGGTTCGACTCCTGCTATCGCAAACTCAATGGGGCGGGTGGCTAGGGTAAGCTGCTCGCCCTGTAATCTTCTCGGGTTGACAATATCTTGTGGAACGGGCTATTCTAATCCCCGTCTCGCTGCTGTGTGCAAAGAGGAAGACGCCGCCTGCCAGTCAGGTGCTCCGTAAAACGGAACTAAGGGATCGCGGTTCGAGTCCGCGTCGGCGGGACACCTAACAACGATTAAAATGGAGCGACGACGATGAGCGCGAACATGGACGAAGCAATCGAGCGGCAACGTAATCTGCTCTACGCTCCGAAGACCGATGAGCAGTTGATTATGATTGCACTGCATCATCTTCTTGAAGGAGTTGGCCTGAAGATGCCAGCATTGCAACGCGAGCTATACGATCGTTATTACGGCGAGCGAGCCAGTAGCGCAAAGTCGGGGAGAAAGTAGTCGTGGTGAAAATTCTTGTACTAGCCCATGACGGCAAACCCGAGATATTGCACGTCTTTGAAGATGAAGGCGAACAGGTGAATTACTATCATTATACTGGAACGGACTGCCCTTGCGCTCCGGTATTGAGTGAATCTAACTCGGGCGGCTACGTGGTTAGGCATTGTTCATTTGAAAAGGCTGTGCAGTGGAATAGCGGTTACTAAGGAGATAGACAATGCAACGTCAAGCCGAGCGTCACACACGCTTTCAGACATTTGTCGTGACCATGCCCTACTGGGAGACGTGGACCGAGCAAGTCAAACGTAACGGCGAAACGATCGAGCGCGGCAACTGTCGTCGGATTTCTCGCCGTACTCGTCGTGACATGGCCCGTCAGCGAGCAAGGCGTGAATATCGCGCGGCTCATAATTTACCGGAGCCGCAACATGGATGAACGAGAAGAGGCTGCCTACGCACTGGGCCAGAAGTCGATCTATCGCGAGATGTTAGGTACGGCACTACGACATCTCGACAGCGATGAGTATAGCCGTGAGGAGTTAATTAAAGAGCGGGTCGATACGATTGCTGTCCTGCGTGGTCTATGTGAGGAGCACGGCGATAACGACTGGGACGACGATCTCTACTTGGCAGATGTTGTCAGTAAGCACTTAGGTGATCACTTGGATTCGTAACCTATGGTCAAACTCGTCTACGCCACCTGTCGTCACTGCGGGCACAAGTTCATTCCGCGCGTTGAGCAGCCGCGTCAGTGCGGGGCATGTTGGGGTCTCTCTCCACTGAGAGATACGCCGAGTAACAAGAAGAATGGACCAGTGAGTGAAACGCGGAAGAAGGAGGGGAAGTGATGGGCGGAGAGATTTCATTTGACGACTTAAAGAAAATACCCGGTATTGATGAGAAGTGCGAGGGCGGTGTTTATAAGATGCCGCCTTTCTTTGCCGAGGTGGAGGTTCATGCAGATCGCGAGAATGCGACAATGGCGGTCCATGCCCTGACGGAGATTGCGCTGGAAACAAAGAACAAAAGTCTTGCCGAGAGTTGTCGTGACTTAATTGTTGACATAATAGCTGAATATGGAGTTGCGAACGGTGCGGGGAAGGAGCAGAAGTGAGCGATGAATACGATCGCGAACGGTTTACGCGCTACATCAAGGCGTCCAAAATGCTCGAAGAGATCGTGACGATGACAGCAGACGCCGAACCCGGCTACTGGGGTCATTGGGTTCCTTTTCAGGAAGGGGTAAAGATGCTTGTCAGGGCGCGTAATAGCGGGTCATTGGATTTAATTGCTGCTACTGGTAATGCAATTTGCGAGTCGGCTGAACGAGCCCGCCGGAAACTACCTCCGAGGCGATCAAGGAGCCCGAGCAATGAGTGAGCGAGGCGAAGAACTGACGACGCAGCAAGTAGGATGCCTGCTAATTTTTTCCGTGCTTGCACTGGTTATTATGATTGTATGGGTGAGTAAGGGCTCCACTGATCAAATCCGCGACCTCCAGCGTCGTGTGGGCCAGTTGGAATCGGAGCGGAGATGAGAACCATAGCACAGTACGAACTCTGGGAGCGCGCACTTGCTGAGATGACGGACGAACAACGCGCCGAGATTGAATCTATGATCGCCAACGCTCGCAGCGTGGAATTTGTCTTCAATTGCCCAAAGGTAAAGTACGGCCATCGCGAGACGGCGGAAACAGCAGCGGAGGCAATGCACGCAAAGACCGGAGATAGTTATGACGCCTATCAGTGCGACTTCTGTGGTTCGTGGCATATTGGGCACTCGAAGGGTTAATGACAATGATCTGGGCCAGTCGCATTATTGCCCTTCTCAGCGGCATCCTCTTCGGCTATTGGTGTAACCTCGGCGGCACGCACGTTGACTGGTGGTTATGGGGCAAGTTTATGATTGCCGCCACGCTTGGAGGACTGGCTGCGGACCTGCGTCGGGAAGCTAAGGTCGCAAACACAACCAAAGCCAGCCTGTAAACCTGTCGGAAAAGCAAGCTGGCCCTAGTTGGTTCCATAGGGATTGGAAGATGCCGCGCATTATACCTCAACTTCATCGCTAATTCCATGCTACATTCCCACTCATGGCCTTCGCGGTACGCACGGCTGGGGTAGCATCTGGTGGCTCGTCCTCCGGCACGGGGAATCGCACTGCGACTTTCACTCCGGCAGTGGGAGATCTCGTCGTCGTCTACTGTTGCGTCGCCGCGAACACGAACGACACTCCCACTTGCTCAGACGACAATTCCGGCACCTACGACCTCATCGACACGCTCAACTTTGCTATCTCCACAGTGAACTATCGACTCAGCGTGTTCATTCGCACGGCCTTGATGGTGAATACGACTGCGACGACGATCACAGTTGCAACTGGCAGCAACACCTCCGGCACGATCCACGTCGTTCCCTGCACGGGAGTCACACGCACCGGAGCAAACGCAGTCCGTAGCAAAGGATCGCAGAACAACCAAGCGGCTGGGACTGCGGCTCCAACCCTGAATCAAGCCGCGCTCACCAACAACGGCACACTCGTCGCGCAAGGCTCAGCCGACACGACGACAACTCCCCCGACTAACTGGACTGAAATTCTCGACACGAGCCAGATTAATGACACAGTTGCCCTTGAATCCGCCTCACGTGCGTCAGGCTTCACTGGTACGACGATCACTTTTGGGGCAGCGTCATCCACCCAGTTCTGCGCGCACGCGATGGAGATCGACATTACCGTGCCGCTCACGCAGTCAGCTTCGGACGATGTCAATAATCTCGCTGATGCGCGTGGGCTGGGTTATGGCAATCTCCACGCGGACACGCTCAACGCTCTCACTGACACTGCTCAAATCGTCCTCGGCTACAGTGTCGCTGCGACTGACACAGTAACCCTCACTGACGGAGAAGCGCGTCTCCTCGGCACTCAAACAACTCTCGCCGATACTCTCGCTGCACTCTCAGATGCGAATGCACAACTACTTGGCTACTTACTTGCGCTCGCTGATACGGAAGCTGCTAACTGGGCCGACTCGCATCAACTCCTCCTCTCGCAACGACTGGCGCTCGCAGACAACTCATTCAACACGGCTGATGCCGCAACTATCCAACTTGGCATAACTCTCGCCCTCACCGATTCACTCGAACCGCTCACGGACGATGAATCTCGCCTCGTTACTATCCAGCTTGCTTTTTCAGACTTAATCACTCTATCGGACTCGATTCCCGAGCTAACGCACGGATTCAACTTTCGCTCCACTTCTACCTTCGTCACCGATGGCGCAGATCAGACCTACGTACTATCGAATACCTATCCTGTTACCCGGGATGACTTTAATTTCGGTTATCAAATACCGGGAATAGCCCGTGTCGATCGCTCCACTGGCACTGATCCGAGACTGGCCGGAGCGCACCTTGCTACTAACGAAGAAGAGGCTACGTACGTCTTCCGTCTCGATCTTCCTACCGCTGGTACGTATCGCGTCGGTCTGGCTATTGGTGACTTCAGCGCCAGTGCGCGGAGCTATATTGAAGTACGAGACAACAACACGCCGTTCATTACCTTTAGCCCGATAGATACCAACGCCGGAGAATTCGCCGACGCCACGGGGACGATCCATACCGCCGCTAATTGGCCTGCGAACAATACCACTGTCGAGCACGTCTTTACCTCGACGATATTGCGGATCGCCATCAATGGAACGTTCGACAGTGGCGATTCGGCGATTGCGCATTTATCAATCTCTCAAGTTCAAGAGGGTGCGACTACGCCTTTCGCGATTGGTTACGGGTTGCTGATAACAGAGGCGCTGGATGCACTGACCGAGACTCTCAATCTGCACAGTGACGGAGAGTTGCGTACTTCAGACTCTCTCGCTCTCACTGACGCCTTCACTCTCCACCTGCATGTCATCAGCAGCGTGCTGGAGCTGGAGCTAGACGATCAACTGTCACTGGATGATTCGTGCGCGCTGGGACATGGATTGAGTTGCGTTGATTCAGTCTCGCTCACTGATAGCGTTGCGGTTCAACTCGGCTATCTCGCCCAATTTTCCGACTCGCTCCAGTCGTTTAATGACAGTGTCAGTCTCCAGTTGGGCCAGCTAGCAGCACTCTCCGACTCGCTCACTCTCACCGACAGTGAGTTAACGACACTAGGCTACGAGGAACAAGCGACTGACACTCTCGTTCTGACTGACGCGGAGACTAACGAGCTAAGTTATCGATTCACTTTCACGGAGACGATCACACTCACTGACTCACTTGCGTTGGGTATTGGGTTAATTTTCGCAGATACTGCTGCGATTCTTACTGACTCGATCTCCACGCAACTCGATCACTTACTCGACTTCAGCGATTCACTCATCATTATTGATAGCGTTGTCATCACCCTCGGCTATGCAGAGAGCGCGAGTGATTCACTTCTGCTCACGGACGCTGAGTCACATCGACTAGACCAGTTGCGCGCTTTCTCAGACCTACTCGTCCTTACTGACGAGGTCGCACTCGGCTTCGGACTACTATTCACGGATAACGTTGCAACCTTTACCGACTCGATCTCAGTCAGACTTAACGAACTCCTCAATTTCAGTGATTCGCTAGTTCTCGCAGACAACGTCTCGCTCCGACTCGCCTATGAGCTGCAATTCGCCGACTCAATCGACAATCTTCTCGATAATGAGACGCAGCGACTTGAACAACGGCTAACCTTTACCGACTCGCTCAACACTCTCAGCGATTCACTCACTTTCACGCTTGGCGAAGTACTGAGCTTCAGTGACTCCATCACGTTAATCGATTCCCTCGTCCTCGGCTATGGCCTCGCTCTCACCGACGACGCCAGTTTCCTCATGGACGACATCCTCACTAGTGCGCCACAGGGGCCGTTGCGCGAGGTTGGCGTGACAGATGCGCTTACACCGCTCACTGATGAAGTTTTACTCAGACTCGACTACTTGCTCTCCGTCGCCGACACGGTGGCGAATCTCGACGATTCCTCGGCATTGATCGAAGGTTTGCGAACTTCCTTTAGCGATCTCTTCGCACTCTCGGACTCGATCTTTCCCACTTTGAACCACTTGCTCCCACTGACTGACGCTCTCGTCTTCGGTGATTCAATCCAGTTGCAGGTGGGTTATGAGATTGCGAATGCGGATGTGCTCTCGCTCAGCGATAATATCTCCCTGCGTGTGAGTTACAATCTCGCGTTCTCGGACAACCTCACTCTAACTGATGACGTACAACTCAACCTGTCATATCGCACGCAACTCGCTGATAGTTTTACGCTGACGGATTCCATCGCAACGACACTCAGCTATAATCAGTCTCTTGCTGACTCACTCACACTCACCGATAGTGTTCAGTTGCAATTGGGTTACGAACTCGCTACGTCTGATTCGATCGCCCTCACCGACTCGTCCACCACCACTCTCACCCACATCCTCTCACTTGCGGATAATGTTGCATTATTAGCTGATTCCGCCCTGTTTACCCCTGGTCTAACCCTGATTATCGCGGATAATGGGCCAATCTTCACTGACTCAGTTTCCTTGTTTGGTACAGGCCAGCTTCAACTCAGCGACGCGCTCGCACTCACTGACTCGCTCGCGAAGTTCAGCGCTGGGTTCATTGAGTTCGACGACACGCTCGTCATCTCAGACAGTGTCGCCATTGACCTGCGCGGGCCGGACTTGGACGAGGCGCCGAGTGATTCGTTGCTACTGACCGACGCGATCTCGATCTCGCTCGGCAATGAACTACGCATCGAGTTGCAACTCACCGATACGATCACACTTACTGACCACTATTTCGACCTCCGCTATCCCTACACCCCTAGCGCTAAACGACATATTGTAGTACCATCCCGCGCGAGGGTGACGATCCCAGCTAAACGAACAGGAATTGTAGTGCCGCCGAGTGACAGAATGACGAGAATCGAACGAGCAAGGCTGAATTAGCTTTAGATGTTTATCCAGATAGCGATGGCGATGGCGTACCTGATGCCTTTGAGAATCGACTGTCGATTAGTGAAATTCTAAACGGTAACGATTCAATGAACGCTCTCGATATTGCGCAAAGGTCCAACAAGGCCCTGAATAAACAGGTTGCCGCACTGCGTTGCCAGTTAGGAAGCGCTGAGAACGAAATCGAAAATCTGAAAGCTAAGAATACTGCACTGACGGCCCAGTTAAAAATCCCTGTATCGGCGACTGATAGTAGTACGATTGTCACCGTTGAAATCGAGAAGACTATGCGTTCAGCCAATGCAGGAGAATGGGTATTCACCGCGCAGGGGCTTTTCCAGTGTCCGGGGTTCGACGCTAATCGTTATCGAGGTTACGTAGTTCGGCGCTTCATTAAATAATCTCAATGAGCACCGCCCGCATCCAACTCCGCGAACTGATCGTCGCCGACATCAACGAGCACCACCCTGATAACGCGGACAAAGCGCAGGCGATCGTGGATCAACTACTCAACATGCCGCAGATGGAATCCGACGACAGTGTGATTCGGTTCATCAATTCGTATCGACGGGCGGTGGAGAGGAGGGACAGTGGGGGAATTCCTGCTCAATAACATCCGTCAGCAGATAGTCGTGATGCAGCAAATAGGTAAGAAGCCGGAGCGGCTGGTCTGTGATACCCGTAGCTGGGATGCGCTCGTTGATGAACTCGTGCCCTTGCTGCCAATGTATCCACTCACGTCCGGCAGGCCAAAGATCTACGGACTGGAAGTTGAGTTCTCCCCTGAACCAAACTTTGAGGTGAAGTGAATGGCCTTCTCCGACAAACTCGCAGTAGCTGATGGCGTCTCAATCACACTCAACTGCGGCCTCTGCGGTCAGGTCGCAACTGAGAACCACTCCTGCACAAAGCGCTACTTGCGCAATCCGGCAATCGTCTTCGTGCGGTGCTTGGTTGATCCATCCTCAGACGATCCCAACGACCTCTTTCTCGTGAAGGTGAAGGATTGTAGTGAGGAATACACGACGACAAGGGAGACATTGAAGCGGGATTATGAGGAGCTATGAAATTTTGCTTGTTTGCCAATGCGACCTTTGAGGCTGAGAACATTGACGATGCTTTCAAGCGGCTTGCGGCCCACTTTCAACAATTAGCTGAGTATGGGGTTGGCGATTCATCGGAAGACGATCAGTTATTTGAAGGTGGAGTTGTTCAGATTACCAAGTATCGCGATCATGACGGAGATGAATCTCGATGACCTGCACGCACGAATCCTTCAGCGGCTCGGTTGAAGTAGGGCGCATCGTCGATCGCTCTCCGATTGAGTTCATCGCTGAAGTGACAATCCACTGCGACGAGTGCGGGCTGCCGTTCACTTTCGACGAGAATCACTTCGCGGTGAGTGTGGACAGGTTGCGACTGAGGTACAAGTTGAAGCCTGCGTCAACTGTTTCGAGCAATGGAAGGCTGAATTGAAATGAACTGTGAATACTGTGGACGATTCGTAAGAGACGAAACCTGTGCTGGTTGTGGTGCGCCTAATCGCTACGTTCATCAAGGTGATCCGATTCGACTACGAGCGGGAGTCGATCCCCGTGAGCGCGGATACTTTAGTACCTCCGGCTACTTTGGTGAGCATACGATGATAAGCACTGCTATGTTTAGTACTACAAGCCTCGGAAGAGAGTTTCGCCGCACCGACGAATTCTAACTATAAGGAGACTGAATGTCTGGACACTACCCAATGTTCACTGGTCTAATGATTGGTATTCCCCTCAGCGGTCGGCCCATCGTGCCGCAGTGGGCCTTCGGTTACGCGGCCCTCCATCCGCCCATGTGCTACAACGTCATCACTTGCCATACGTGGAAAGCGCCGATTGCAGAAGCGCGCAATTACTTCGCTGAGCAGGCGATCGCAAACGGAGCCCGTTACCTTTTTACCCTTGACGAAGATGTCGTTGCACCGGGCCACACTTTGCGTCAGCTCATCTATCAAGCCGAGAACAGGCCAGAGGCAATGGTCATCGGCGGTATCTACTGCCATAAATCTCCGCCTGCAATGCCGATGGTGTTTCGCGGTATGGGCGCTGGTCCATACTTCGATTGGAAAGCGGGCGAGCTATTTGAAGTTGATGGCATTGCGATGGGCTGCACGTTGATCAAAACGGAAGTCTTCAAGCACTTGCCTAAGCCTTGGTTTCGCACAGTTGACGATCTCAGCGCATACTTCGACGGCAAGACGAAAGCAGAAGTGTGGACGGAAGATCTTTGGTTTTCAAAACTGGTAAGAGACGCAGGGTTTAAGATCTACGCTGACGGCGCGGTCCTGTGCGAACACTGGGATTACAACACGATGACTGCGACGACGCTCCCAGCCGACTCCCCGCCGATGCGCCGCGCCACTACCGCAGTCAAGGGTCAGAAAAAGATTCTCGACTTAGGCTGTGGTGAGAGTAAATACCAGTCTGATGAAGGTGACGTATTGACAGTCGATATTCGCGAGGATGTTAACCCTGACTACCGTGCGGATCTGCGTCAACTACCATTCGCGACCGGGGAATTTGATCAAGTCTATAGTTCGCACGTGTTTGAACATTTCTCCCGTGCGGATGTCGTCAAAGTCATGGACGAAGCGGTTCGCGTACTCAAACCAGACGGTGAACTGCGACTCGTGCTCCCGAATATCCAATGGGCCGCAGAGCGCATCATGCAGAACAAGGTCGATGACGACGTGATGAATGTCGTTCTGGGAGCCCAAACCTACAAAGAGAACTTCCATCAATTCTTCTTTACTCCACAGACTTTGGAAGTTATGCTAAAAGAGCGCGAGTTTAAACGGGTTGATTTTCAGTTGTCCGGTTACAATATCTATTGTAGAGCATGGCGACAGCCACCCGCTGACTTGCCGAGTCTGGGCCAGCCACCCAAATCAGTCAGACGGTTTACCAACAACGGAAAGGCCCATCATGAAATGAGTTTGTCGAGTAATGGGTACAAGAAGCGGAAGGTGGCAACTAAGTCTTCGTCCAAGAGTAAAAAGAAATGATCGACCCCGCAGAGTTGCGTGACCTGATTAAGCAGTACGGCGCTGAAGTTGACGACGAAGCGTACAAGGATGTCTACGACTTTGGCATCTGGTTCGCGGACAAGCAAGACGCAAGCGATGTAGTACTATCCGATTGGACTCCCGTCACAGTAGGGAAGGGGATAATACGTGGCTGACATCGAAATTAGTGAAACGTCGAAAGTTGAAGCCCGTGTTTTTGCGCGGCTGCACAAATTAGACCAAAGATCGGAATGGGCGCTTGCTCAGCTTCTAGAAAAAGTCTGGCAAGATGGTTGTCAGTGTGAGCGCACGATGCAATTTCTTGAGCGTGACATCATTCCCAACGTAAACCCCGTTAAGCAATGACCCCCTTCATCCAAGATCCAAACGCCGTGCTCGACTATCCCTTCGATTGGTCTACTTATCTTGCAGGGGATACGATTCAGACGAGTGTGTTCTCCGCTGACAGCGGCATCATGGTCGAATCGGACGCGATTCTCGATCCCTCTAACACCGTCGTCTGGTTGTCGGGTGGAGTGAAAGGCAAGCGCTACGCAATCACGAATCACGTCAAGACAGCGGGTGCTAGAGAGGATGATTGGACGATCTACGTGCTGGTGAAGGAGCGGTGATGCGGGAACTTATCTTTCGACCGATACCTGAAGATGATGGTTCGTACCTTGAGGAACCTGAATATGACGTGCTGCTGGACGGGGAGAGTTTAACAAAGATTCGCTCTGACGACATGGACCTTCGTTCCGGTTCCCTTGATCCGCTGTGGCAAAAACTTGGTCTAAAGGTTACTTTTGAAGAAGCTGACGACTGGGACTAAATGGCCGAGCTTAAATTAACTAAAGAGCTACTGGAGACCAAGCGTCCGCTGTCAGAGATTCGCAGTGGGCTACTTACCCGTCGTCACAAGCTACGTCCAGAAGCTGGACCACCCGTTGCGCTCATTGTTTCTAACGATGACTTCCCGATTGATTTATACGACGGCGACAGCATGACGATCATTGTAGCGAGTGACGATAAGCCGACTATTCTTAGGATAGTAACGACCGATTCCCGTTAAGCGATGGCCCTCAACTTTCTAGATCGAATGTCCGCTGCATGGAAGTCACTCCGCTTCCCTGCGCCTTCCCCACCCAACCTCGTCTCCGTCTTCCCGACATGGGCCGACTTCGATCAAGCGGTTAATCAACTCCTCATCGGCTTCAAAGGAACTGAGCGCGACTACGCCTCCGCGGTCGGCGATCTCACGATGTCGTCGTTGATGATGGCCGCAGTAACCGCAGTGGGTAACTCTGCCTCTGAAGCTGAGCTGCAAGTCCGCGAGCAGCAAGGGAACGAGGAAGTGATCGTCGATAACCACTCCCTCGTCAAACTCTGGTATCGGCCCAACGACTTCTACGATGCCCCGACGATGCTCAAAGCCGTCTCCACCAGTTGGGTGATGACCGACAACGCTTACATTCGCAAAGAGCGCAACGATCAAGGGCGGGTGAAAGAACTTTGGTATGAGCCGCATGGTACGATCCGGGCTAGGTACCCCGAAGACGGATCGTCCTTCATCTCCCACTATGAAGTTAAACGCGGCCCAGACTGGTTGCCGATCCCTGTCACTGATGTCATCCACTTCCGCAATGGCCTAGACCCCGCCAACCCCCGCTATGGACTCGCGTCCACCCCCGCCATCTTCCGCGAGATCTTCGGTGACAACGAATCGGCAAACTGGTATGCGAATTTGATGGCGAATGATGCTGGGTTCCGCTACTTCCTGTCCATCGACAATAAAGCTGGCGAACTCGGGCAGGAAGACATCAACAACATCAAGAAGCTGCTGATGGCGCAGATCTCCGGTGATAAGAAATTCACGCCGCCGATCATCACCAACGCTGAGCCGAAGAAGTTGCAGTTTTCGCCACAGGAATTAGACCTGAGACTACAACGCTATCTCGCTGAAGAGAGATTTTGCGCGGTGAAGGGGATTCCGGGTACGGTAATGGAGTTTGGCTCGGCGGGGGAGCATTCGATTTATAATAATGTATTCCAGAGCCAGCAAAGGTTTACTAATAACTACCTAGTCCCTCTTTGGAAGCACCTTGCTGAGACTCTCACGCATCACCTGCTGCCCGATTTTGATAACCAGCCTAACCACTACGTCTTCTACGACACTGCCGATGTGAAGGCACTGCAAGAGGATGAAACTGCTCGTCACAAACGTATTCGCGAGGATTATTTAGGCGGCGGAATTACTCGCGCTGAGTACCGTCGAGCGATCGGACTGGACGCAACTGAGGCTGACGACGTATATTTCGTCCCGAGAGGTGGGGCAACGCAGGCGCGCGATGCCACTGCGCCAGCTCATGCCGCTGCTCCTGCGACTACGACCGCAACTGCGAGTAACAATGGAAACGGTGCAAGCGATAACGGCACAAGTGGGGTAAAACCTAGTCCGGCAATTTCAACAGCGAGGTTGGTTTCGTGAGCAAATTTAGCAGCCTAAAATGCGGGAAGCGGCTACCAAGCATCGAACGAAACGGATGGAGATTTTCATTGCTTTGCGATTTGCCTATGGCCCATGAAGGTCCATGTGAGCCGGACGATCTAGAAATCTTGGCAGGAACTATTATTCCTAGCCTAAAACAGCATCAGTGGTGGTGCGGCGGTAAGGAACCGTGTGCTTGTACTGAGACGTGGAAAGCCAAATACCTTAAACGTCCAGATCCCGATGGCACGATTGAGTTGATGTTAAAACAGGCTCGCGCAAACGATAAACACACAATGGAAGCAATTTACGGCAGGCAAGATTGATTCCGAATGAGCACCCAATCCATCCCCCGCCTGATAAAACCTGTTGCAACCGAGCCAATCGGTGATAGAATCCGGCTGACTGAAGCGCTTGAGGTCGAAATCAGACGCATTGTGCGCGAGGAGATGAGAGAGTTTCTACTGGCCCAGCGCCGGGCCGCGAAGTACATCGATAGTGCGGTAATTCAACAGCTTGGATTGACAACTTCTTAGGTCGCAGCTCGAACCGAGCCCCGCCTGTCATTTTGCAGATCGCGCTAGTCGCCTGTCTGTGATGACAGGCTTTTCGTTTTTACTGGATATGTTTCCAGATTTGACCAGTGTTAATCCGGCAGATGACGCTCTGAGCGATATTGAATTTTCGACCGATTTCAGCCTGAGGTAAACCGAGCTTGAGTAATTGCTTGATTTCAGAAACCTGCGCATCTTGCAACTTGGTCATGAAGTTATCTTGCCCGCGAGGTAGACGCTCAGGATGTTTACGTGAGCCGTTTCTGTCACCAAATGCTGCAAGTCCAGTTCTGGAGGCATGTTGATGATTTTCCAGAACAGTACAGTATTCAAGGTTCTCGGCGTGATTGTTGAGCTTGTCACCGTCGAGGTGATTGATTTCGTAACCCGCTGGACGTGGCCCAATAAAAGCTTCCGCTACCAAGTGATGGATGAGGGCCTGTCTACGGTGCTCTCTTCCGTTACTCAGCACGACGAAATAATAGCCACGTCCGTTTCGTCCGTTGATTTGCGGCTTGCGGATTCGATTGATCGAAGTTCTAGGACGTGGAGAGATATTTCTAACCCGGCCATGATTAGAAACTTCATACAACAAATCAAAGCCGTTAACGGGCTTCCATTGTTCGACGTTGTTGGGGCTCACGAGCGAATTATACCACTTCACCGATAGGAGATGAACGAATGAGTCGGAAGAAAAAAGACACTATTCAACCCGCTGTCGTTGAAGAAATGGGCGATACGTATCTACTCCGGGGCTGTATTGAGATGCAACTCCACAACGCCTTCAACGGTGAGCCAGTGGGCGATCGTATGCGCATGAACACGGTAGTGACCGCTGGACGCCGCTGGGTACTGGAGAAGATTGGTTCATTCTCCAACCAGACGAACTCGATCAATGCGATTGCAGTTGGAACTTCGACTACTGCGCCAGCGACAAGCGACACTGCGCTCGGATCTGAAATCACTGCGTCAGTGGGACGCAAGACGATCGGCACGTTCACTACTACGAATCTGACAAGCAATCCTCCGTCGTGGCGCGCAGAGGTGAGTTTCGCCACTGATGAAGCAACCGGGACGCTGGGTGAGGCGGGGTTGTTTAATACGTCGAGTGCGACGGCAGGCACGCTCCTGTCACACGTGACGTTCAGCACAATAAACAAATCAACTTCAAATACACTTTCCGTGAGTTATACGATATCAGGATAGTGTTTGCGGCAATGTAGCATCTTGTGGTATACTCCATTTCAAGGAGGAATTACAAGATGGAAGAAAGATGTACCAGATGCAGATCTTTGAATCATACGTCCGGGGAACACGCTGAGAAGCTAGCGGAAGGGCGTCGTAATAGTAGTAAGTGGCGAGAAGCGGTTGCGGCTGCCAATACGAGAACGAAAAAGGGAAAGCCAGCTCGTTTTCGCGATCCGATAGCACGCGGTAAGGCGATAGCCCACGGTCTTAGTAGACCGGAAACCAAAGCGTTACGGGTAAAGGTACTCAAGGAAGTATGGGCCAAGCGCTCCGAGGAAGAACGGCAAGCTATTGGTGCCAAAAGTTCAGCGAGCCAAAAAGGCAAGGAGTTTACCCCTGAGCACTTAGCCAATCTGCAAGCCGCAAACGCAAAACCACGCAGCGAGACACATCGACAAAAGTTGTCAGAGGCCCGAAAAGGACAGTCGTCATGGAACAAAGGCTTAACTATATTTACCAACGCCTCAGTGGCGGCGATGTCGGCCAAACAGGTTGGACGTATCCCGGACTACAACAAGTATCGAGCGCACTACGATGGCCCAAAAGGAAAATATCTCATGCGCTCGCGTTGGGAAGTGGCTTACGCAGAGTGGTTGGATGAACAGGGAATTGATTGGCGGTACGAGCCACGCTGGTTCAATCTTGGCGGCACGAGCTACACACCAGACTTCTACTTGCCTGCCGAAGATCGCTACGTGGAGATCAAAGGACGGATGACTGAAGAGAACGCAAAGAAGTTGAAAAGATTCGCGGAACGCTATCCGCATGTTAATCTAACTGTTCTGCAACGAGCGGAACTAACTGCGATAGGTTTACTGGACAAGCATTGTCGATTGGTGAAACGTCAGTAGCTTTTTAACAATTTAATCAGGGTCGCACGCTGAGCAATCAGCCCCGCCCGCTATTTACCGGATCGCGTAACAGCCCGTCCGGTGAGTGGCGGGTTTCTTTGTTTGAGGACTCATCAAGATGCCGTGGCGAGTGGAAGAGAGAGACGGTCGTTTCTGTGTTGTGAAAATCACAGACGGTAGTACCGTCCACTGCCACGACAGCCGCTCGATGGCCGAAGCGCAAGTCCGCGCCTTATACGCAAGTGAGGGTAAATCCTTCTCCTATCTCGACATTGAAAGCGAGGGTAAACCGCCAATGGATAATGCGACAGATGCGCTGGTTTTCTATGGCGGCGCGGTGAAGGCGTTGGGCGATGGGCGTGTGGGCGGGTATGGCGTGCTGTTTACCACTGCCGATGATCCTGATCTGCAAGGCGATTATTTTACCAAATCTACCGACCTCGAACTGAATGGTCGGGAGTCACTACTGGCGATGTGGGATCACGGTTTGGATTCAGTGCTGAAGCGCCGCCGATTGGGTCGTGCGACTTACCGAGTTGACGATGCTGGAGTTTGGTTTGAGACAAAGCTGAACGAGTCGGACGACTACGAAAAGGCGGTCTATGGGCTGGCGAAGGCAGGTAAGCTGGGCTGGTCCACTGGATCTGCTCCACACCTCGTCGAGCGCGTTCCAGTCAAGAAAGCCTTCGAGCTGAAGTCGTGGCCCATCATCGAAGTTTCCTTGACCCATATGCCTGTGGAGCCACGCACTGCGGCGGTTCCATTGAAGTCGATTGCTCATGTTGAACTGAAGTCCCTGCTTGATGAAGTAGAGTCGGAAAAAGTACCACCGTTTACCACTAAAGCTCTCGACGCGGCTCTCGCGGCTGCGTACGACGACGATCTCGATACCCACTCCCTCAAGGTGGCGACCGCTGTTGAGGAGTTGATTGCCCACTACACCAAAGCCGCTACCGCACTCGACGTGCTCAGTGGCCGCTTGGCAAGGAAGCAGGAGTTTCGCGCTATCAAAGATGGCCGTGCTTTCTCGCAACGGAGAGTCGATAAAATGAACGAGTTGATTGCTCAACTGAAGAAATTAGCTGAGCACCCGATCGCCCTCGCCTCCGAGTTCGAGAAGATGGTCAAAGAAGCAGTTACGACAAGAGATCAGCGTAACGCGCTCCAGCAGGCTGCGGAATTCCAGTACAACCAATTCCAACAGTTAAAGGAGTCACACAATGGCTGACGTACAGGTCAATACTTTTGAAAACCTGAGTCTTAATGAACTCGGCGCGTACAAGGACATTAAAATTGCTGAATTGGAGACTTACTTCAAGTCTCATACCAAAGACGGCCAGATCGTCATGGACGCGGACGAGGTTGAGATCGTCCGCATGAAGAACAAGGAGATCACCGAGGCCACGAAGCGTTGGGAGAACCTGCGCGAGATGGACGAAGTGTTCAAACAGACAGTGGAGAAGCACGCCAAAGCGAACACGGTGAATCGTCAAGTGCCATTCATTGTTGACGACAAAGGCGGATTCCAGCCGTCGAACGCATTCAAATCAATCGGCGAGATCTTCACCGACTCTCCAGTCTATAAATCTCACAAAGGACTCCACGATGGCCAGCCGCATTACCAGTATACGATCGGCGAGAATTTGGACATGCGGGCGTTGAAGACCTTGATGACGACCAGCGCGGGATTCGCACCGCCGAATGATCGTACAGCGACAGTTGTTAACTTCGCGCTCCGTCGTCCGACTGTGGCGGATCTTGTCCCAACTGATGCCACAACCCTCACCTCGATCAAGTACATGGAAGAGACAACATGGGGTACGGCATCGACTAATGCTAATCCTGCGGCTGCCGTAACTGAAGGTGATCCCAAGCCAGAAGCTGAACTCGAATGGACTGAGGTGACTGTCCCGGTCGAGAAAATCGCCGTCTACATCCCGGTAACAACCGAGCAACTCGACGACGTTCCCGGTATTCAGGGCATCATCAATAATCGATTGAGCATGATGCTCCAGTTAAAAGAGGAAGACTATCTGCTCAACGGCACTGGCACACCGCCGCAGATCACAGGTTTCCTTGTCAAGTCCGGTGTGCAGACACAAGCTGCGGCAGGTGATACGAATATCGACACGATCTACAAAGCGATGACAAAGGTTCGTACGACAGGATTCGCTGAGCCGACTGCGGTAGTCGTCCATCCGAACAACTGGACTCCGATTCGTCTCGCCAAGACCCTCGACGGCCTGTACATCTGGGGTGCGCCGAGCGATCCCGGCCCGGAGCGCATCTTCGGTAAGTCGGTCGTGGTGACAACTGCGATGACTGCCGGAACTGCACTCACTGGCGACTTCCAACTCTATTCGCATATTAGCCGTCGTCAAGGCATCACGATCATCGTCGGCACGATCGGCAATCAATTGATCGAGAATAAGAAGACGATCGTTGCTGAGATGCGGGAGAGTTTGGAAATTTTCAGGGCGTCGGCGTTTTGTAAAGCGACCGGATTGGCGTCGTAAGCGGGTTAAGCGGAGGACTGGTTCATGCTGGTCCTCCAATTGAATAGGGAGATTCAAAGCAATGGCATCAACTCCAAACAGGTTACGCGATCTGGGCACCCTGACAGCGGGAACCAGTGAGGTGCAAACGCTCACCATCGGCGGCACTCCGACAGGCGGAACTTTCATTCTCCGCTTCGAGGGGAATAACACTTCCGCGATCACGTGGTCAGCGACGAACAACACCCTACTCGCAAATATCCAAGCGGCCCTTGACGCACATCCTTCACTTGGCACGAATGGGTGTGTGGCGAGTGCGGGAACGGTGACTGCGGGTATCGGCACAGTGCTCCTGACTTTTGGCGCAATCCGTGCGAAAGAGAACGTTGAGCTGATGACCGTGTTCAAAAACAGTCTGACAGGAACTGCGCCAACTCTCGCTATCGCCACTACTACGCCGGGAGTGAATGCAAGTGGTCGATATGCGCAGCCGAAGGAAATGGGCGTGGACTCTGCGGGCACGGTGTACGTGAACACTGCGACTAGTGGCCCAGTGGCTACGTGGACAGTTGTGGGCAGTCAGACATGAGAATTGGAGACTGAATGGGCTTAACCATTGTTAAAACCGATGCACGAGGCGCATACCGAATGGTAGCGCAGGAGGATCTCTATCTCAACGAGGACCAGACGGAGATTATCGTCGTTAAACAAGGCGAGGAAGTGCCGAAAGAGGCTGCGTTCGTGCTGGCTGGGAGAGGTGGAACGATCCCAGTGCGATATGCGGAGATGCTCAAAACTCTCGATGCACCAGTTGAAGTAAAGTCTGAGGTGAAGGAAGTTAAAGTAGAACCTGAGACTAAGCCAAGTGCGGAAGCTAAAGTGAAACCTCAGGCTGCTCCATCTAAGTCCAAGCCAATTGAGGAGACTCCGGCTCAGTGAGCACGAGATTTAGAAACTTCGGAGCGGCGTTGACGAAGGCTGGCGTGCCTACGAGTGGGGTGTATCAGGTCGAGACTGCGGTGATTGTCGGAACGATTACGCTCGGCGGGAACATGTCAGTCACTGTGACTGCCGCAGGGATGACCGGATCGCCGAAGACGCTAACGGTTGCAGTTGCGTTGAACGATACCGCGACTCAAGTTGCAACGAAGGTTCGAGCAGCCCTCGCAGCGGATGTAGATGTCATGGCGATGTTCTCAGTCGGGGGTACAGGGGCGAATGTTGCACTGACTGCTCTCCAATCGGCGGCTAATGACGCAACTCTCAACATCGCTTATGACAATGACACTTGCACGGGACTGACCGGGGATGCGTCGTCGAACAACTCCACTGCCGGGGTGAAAGGTGACTACAAAGGGGTTATCACCGGGAACTGCTGCGTTGACACAACGAACCACGACATTTACGAGAACACGGGAGATGATTCGCGCCCGGTGTGGACGGTGATATGACGGACGAGTGGGACATTCCCTGCAAGACCTGCGGCGGTAAGGTGGATCTATACAACTACCTCATGGGTAGACCTTGCCCTCCCGGACAGGAGAATCGGATTTGCAGGACTTGCGATTTCGGAGAGAGTGAATGTACGTGTAAGCGGAAGACCGAGACATGACACTGGACGCAACAATAGGAGGCGTGAACGCGAACTCCTACCCCACCCTCGCCTACGCCAACTTGTTCTTTGAAAACATGCTCCTGCCGAATGCGTGGGACAGTGCGGTTCCAGACGATCAGGAACGTGCGCTGATGACTGCGACGCAGTGGCTGGAGGAGTACGATTACGTCGGTCGAGCCGCAACTCTCACTCAAGCATTGAAATGGCCGAGGTTTGGGATTGAGGATGAGCTGATTCTCGGGTTGTACGATGAAACCGAGATGCCCGTGCCGTTACTGAATGCGACTTGCGAGTTAGCTTTCTACTTACTGACGTTAGGACCAGCGGGAGGGGCTGCCGCGCTCACGACCGGGCTCGGGCCAATTAGTTCTTTGAAGATCGGAAACTCAGTCGAGGTGAAGTACCAGCAGCAGTCGGCGTCGTCTACCGTGACTTCAGTAGCGACAACCGACACGAGTGGCTTGCCCATTCACGTGGCACGACTGTTACGCGGATTGCGACTGCCAGTGGTGATTGCATGACGCCTGCGATTCTGATAGCTCAGGCGAAAGTATTAGCTGAGCAATATCTCCCTGATTCATGTGCGATTCAGGAATTGTCAACGACGAACGATGGCTCGGGTGGATTTGGTGAGAGTTGGAACACGATCGAAACAGTTCCCGGCTTAGTCGAAGCAGTCGATGACATGGAAGCAATTGTCGGTTCCGCTCCCAGAGGCGCAGTAACCCAGAAGCTCTACTTGCGAGTGACCACAGTGACACAAGCCATCAAACCTAGTCAGCGGGTAGCAGTTGCCCCACGGGACGGAAAAGGTGAATTGATATTCACGCAATTAAAACGACTGGATGAATCATTTGAAGCATTGATCACAGTCGCTGGAGTGCTAGATGTCAGCAACCCTGAAGAGTCGAATTCCTGAAATTCGCCAACGAATGCATCGCGCAATGGGCGTGGGTTTGCATCGTGCAGCGGACTCACACGTTGCAGTAGCCCAGCAGATTGCTCCCCGTGACACCGGACTGATGGCTGACACGACGCACAAAGAACCGGAGGAAGTGCCTGCAACTGAGAGTGCGAATGTTCGAGTGGATGTCGTTGCGCCTCAATTCTACTCAGGGCTGGTCGAGTTCGGCACAGTGAGACAGGAAGCGCAGCCGTGGTTTCTCCCTGCGTTCGAGTCGGCTAAGCGCCAGTACAAGGCCGAAGCTAAGCAAGTGACTGAGACAGTATTGAAAGGTGGAATGCCACCGACTGCGACGATTGGCGTAAGGCGTTCAGTAACACAGCGACGAGGTCCGACTACTGGAGTTGTGCGTAAGGTAAGGGAACCGTGAGTGAACTTGTCTACGACGAACTGATGTGGATTGAAGTGATTGAAGTAGCGCGATTCCTTAACTTGCCAGTAGTCCATCTGGTCAATGTTCCAGCTAGGTATATCGAGGAGATTTTGATCATCGTCAGAGCGAGGCGACAGTGAATGAACTACCCGCAGCGGAGAACTGGTTACATGACAAGCTTGCGAGCGATGGCGAAATTACGTCAGTTGTCGGCGGGCGAATCTACAAATACGCCCTCCCGCAATCACCGATCTACCCGCTCGTTATCTACTCCCTCGCGTCCGATTCCGACTTTCAAGGACTGGGCACGGTGCGGATTCTCGCTCGTCCGCTCTATCTCGTCAAAGTTATCTCGCGCGGCAGTCCGTCGTCTCTCGTCAATCTGGCAGCGGATCGCATCGATGAAATCGTGGGTAAGACGACTAAGGACAGCTTCATCTCCACTGCTGGCGATATGTTCGCTGTCAGTTCGCGACGAGAAGCTGCCGTGCAGTTCATGGAGCGCGATCCGACTGTCGCAGGCACGCTCTATTTCCACCTCGGCGGGTTGTATCGACTGGAAGTGTTCAGTCTGGGACGCAAGGTAGTGGAGATGGGTGATTCAGTGAATTTGAACGACGCGGTAAACGTAGTCTAACTTGGAGACGATAACCAATGGCCCTACTTGATGTTAGAGCGGCAGTTGATACGATCCTGCAAATTGGTGTTGAGCATGATTACGGAGTAAGAGTTGCGGCTACTCGACGACTACCCGGCGTGAACATCTCGCTCAACCCGCAGGCTGAGTTTCAACTGTTCCGTGCGCGCGGGTTCAATATTCCTACCACTTCCGTCCCGCAAAAGATGTGGGCGAATGGAACGTGGAATGGAATCGCTGATTACAATCAAGTGATCTATCCGTTGAGTGGGCTGATTGGATTGCAGACTGCAAGTGAGCCTGCGACTCCGATTGGAGCGACGAATGCGCGGAGCTGGTTATTTGCACCAGTGTCGTCCGGGGCTGATCCTTTGCCTAAGTCATTCACGATCGAGGAAGGTGATAGCGATGCGGTACAGGTTGGGGAAGGGTTGAAATTCTCCTCGTTCGGCTTGGAGTGGACGAACGATGCGTCGAATATGACGGGCAATTTGTTCGCGCGCTTTCCGGTGGATAATGAGCCGCTTACGACAAAAACCGACGAGGAGCAGACGATTACTAAGTCCGGCACTGTCACTGCTGGAACTTTCACGATCACTTACTCCGCTCAGACTACTTCAGCCATCGACTTCGACGCGACCGCGGCTGAGATTCAGGCTGCACTCATCGCCCTCTCCAATCTCGCTCCGGGAGACGTAGTAGTTAGTGGCGGGCCGATTTCGACGACTCCTATTACGATCATCTTCCAAGGCACGTTGAAGGGGACAAATGTCAGCGCGATCACGGTGGACTCAACTGGATTGACTGGGGGTGGGACTTACGTCGTTGCGACTGCGATTGCAGGTGGAGCGGACATTAGCTCAATTGCACAATCCCCCGTCAGTCGTATGCATGTGGATATTTTTGTCAACGATACGTTTGGCGCAATCGGCACAACCAAAGTTGCACAAGCCTACGCAGGCGACTTTCGCATCGGAGACAAAGTGCAACCCTTCTGGGCATTGAACACCGACTACGATTCGTTCCAGTCAACCGTGCGAATCGCTGCCGATGTCACTTGCTCATTCTCTACTCCACACAACGCTCAGTCCCGCGCGCTGTACAATGCGGTGAAGACCAACCCGTGGAAGTGGGTGAGATTACTCGCAACTGGGAATGAGATTGATGTCGGCGTGAACAATGAGACGATCCGCGTCGATGTCGCGGCGAAGTTCGGTAATCCCGAGAAGCAGGAAGATGCAAATGGAGTGTTTGGTTACAAGTTTAACTTTAACTCGCTGCACAATGCGGATTTCACTTCTGAACACGCAAGTGGAGCAGCGTATGAGATCGAGGTGATCAACTCGCTGACGGCACTCTAATGCTTACACTGGTTATTACAATTCTGGCGCTGGCGGGATTTCTCGTCCTGAACGACTCGTATGTGAGATTACGTGAAATCTGTCGTCTCACGTATTTCGCAGCGCTACTCATCCTCCTGCTCCAGTATGGTGCTTATTTCAACTCAATGATCAAAGAGGTTGCTCGCTGATGGACGTACTCCAATTTCAAGCTAATCCCCAGACTGAAACTTTCACTCGTCACGGCAAGTCGATGGAGGTGACGTTCAATACTGACGCCTTCACGCCGGACTTCTTTCGTAGTGCCGCGCAGATGTTTCGCGAGATTCACCAGCAGGCTAAGGACGGCGATGCGCAAGCAACTGAAGCGTTCAAGAAGGCAAAGAAAGACGACAATGAACGGGTGGCATTGAACTTCGATGCGCGAGCACGACAGTTGGAAATTCAGCGTGAGATCTACGCGCGGCTCCTCGCGGGCACACCTGACACTCCTGTGCTTATGGGCTGGGAGTTGACACGAGATGGTGAGACGATTCCGATCACTCTCGACGAGTTGAATCGACTACATCCCGACTTTGTCACCGACTTGTATAGCTTCTGTTTGGAGCACTCAGTCCCAAAATCGCCGGAGATCCCAACGACAGCAGCCAGCCAGATGATCTCCGAGACTACCGACGCTGGCTCACTCACCCCGGCAACCCCGCTGGAAGAAAACCAAGCTACGTTGACCAGCATCGCATAGCCCGGTTTCTCCAAGTTCCGGTCTGGTTGCTAAGTCGCGTGCCCCTTCACTATCAGGAGGAGGCGCGAATCATCCTACAAGCGAATCGTGAGGCGAAGTCGCACAACATCGGAAGTGCGAAATTGATGCCGATTATTCCGGTCGATCCGTATGAGATGTGAGGTGAGTTACTTTGGATGTAGCAGAACTAAGGGCGGTCTACTCCGCCACGTCGGCTGACTTTGATCGCGTAACCGATCACGTTCAGAAGCGGCTGAAAGAGACTCAGGCGCAAGCCAGTGGTCTAGGCGGAGCCTCGCAAACAGTTGCGAATGAAGCGAAGAGAATTGAGTCAACTCTCACCTCACGTGCGCCTGTACGCTTCCTCGGCATTGATCTCGCAAGTGAGAAGAAAGCTGCGGCTGAAGTTGTCAGCACTGCGCAGAATACTGTTAAGCAAGTCGAGCAGGCTACGTCGAAGTTTGATCGCACTGCCTTCTGGGCGCGGCAGGGAACACAGGCTACTAATGCGGCTAAGACCGTTGAGAAAGCGTGGTCGTTGGCCGATACTGAGCAAGCCCGCGCAGCTAGCAGGCTGGCCGCAGCGGAGGAGCAGGTGCTGGCGCGTCGAGTGACAAACGCCGCCAAGGCTACCTCAACTGTCATCCGCGACGCTAAAACAGGCGCAACTCTTACTCAGGCGGAACTCGCGAAGATTATCAGCGGCGGCTCAAAAGTAGTCGAAGCTGAAGCAAAGAAAGTTGGTGCGGCTACAGGTGGGGTGTTTGCAAATCTCCAGAAGCTATTCCTGCAAAACAACTTCCTCTTTCGTCAATTAGGTCAACGAGTAGCGGGCGATCTCGGCTTCACTGCGGTCGGAGTCGGTAAGCTCGCATTGAACTTTGAGCAACTCGCGGGTAAGTCACTAGTTGCAGCAGCAGGCATGGAAGGAGCGGCGGGGGGTGCGGCGAGTCTGTTGGGTATATTAGGGCCAGTTGGAATAGCTGTCGGTGTAGTAGTGGCCGGACTGACCGCAATGGCAGCGCTCTCAATCAGCGCAGCAGTAGGGATGTTCTACCTCGCAAAGTCCGTCACGGACACGGAGGAACATCTCGACGATCTCAGTCGTCAAACCGGACTGAGTACGGACAATTTGCAAGTTCTCGAAATCACTACACGGCAGGCTGGATCCAATATCGACAAGTTCATTGGCTCCGTGGGCCAGTTGCAGCGGAAGCTAGTGGACGCAAGCGAGGGCGGGACTTCACGACTGAGCATTGGATTAAAGAAACTTGGAGTCGATCTTGATAATCCGAACATCGCACTCGGGCAATTAATTGATCTACTGAGCAAGGTTGAGCGTGGCAACGCCCGCACAGGCGCAGCGATGCAGATCTTCGGGCGCGGCGGGAGAGAGGTCGCGGGTGTCGTTGATCAAATCGAGGAAAGCGTCGGGAATGCTGATGGCGCACTCGACAGACTCAAGAAGCAGTTTATCGACGCTGGCGTTCATATTGATAAAGATGGAATTAAGACTGCGGGCAAGTTTCACGATCAGCTCATTCTCATCGAAGCACAATTTGAATCAGTTAAGCGCGTCATCGGTGAAGAAGCACTCCCGACCGTGCTCGACGCTGCGACTAAGTTCAGCAATTGGATCGCAACCAATCGCACTGAGATCGCTGACTGGGCCAAGGCAATTGAGCATGTAGCGGAGACGCTGACTAACCTCGGCGCGATCTTACTAAAGCTGACCGGGTTATCACTGCTCATTCCGGTCACGATCCAGTTGCGTATCGCACGCTCTTTCAAATCACCAAGCGGGGATACTACTTCCGACATTGCGGAGTTGATTGGCAAAACAATTGGAGAGAAAGCACCGCTTCCTGATTCGACTCTTGCACGACGCACTTTCACGCAGGATCGTCAAGCGCAGGACGTGGCTGAGAATGCGGCGAATAAGATTCGCAGTGCATTCGCGCCGAAAGGACGCGGTGGGCATAAAGGAGAAGATCCGGCTGAGACCGCGCGACGACTGGCGGAGATCTCACTACAGGAGACGTTGAAAGGACTACAAGCTGAGCATGACGCACTGGAACGACAGTTAGACCAGAACCTTGTCTCACGCAATCGCTACACGCAGGATGCAATCAATCTCGAACTCCGTCGTCGTCAGGAGACGATTGCAGGGTTGCGGAAGGAGTTAGACGAAGCTGAGAAGATTCGCAAGCCGGGACAGCGTGCGATTAAAGTCGCGGAGATCAATGCACGGATTAAGGAAGAGGAACGTCGCAGTGCGAAGGAAGTCCAGCAGATCACCGATGAGTCTGCCGCTGAGCAGTTGCGCATCGGACAAGCGACCGCGCAATCTCAGTTACGTATCATTGAAACGCAAACCGATCAAGTCAAGGCGCGCATACGTGAGCAAGCTGACTTCCGTATTGTTACCGAGCAACAAGCGGCTGAATTCGAGGAGAATCAGGCGCTGCGGGTGTTCAACGCGAGAGAGCAACTCATTCGACAGGAGCTGAGGGAAGCTGGTGACAATGCTGAGAAGCGCAACGAGGCGCGGAATAAGCTTGATGAGCTGAACGCTGAGCGCAAATCGTTCATTGAATCCAGTAGTCGTGCGATTGCCGCCGCGATTCGTTCCGATGCTGAGCACGTGATCCAATTCGCCGCACAAATCCGAGACGCATTCCAACGTGCGGCTGATGTCCGACTCGAAGCAGGGGAAGCTAATCTTGAACCTTTACGTAACTCGATCCTCACCCGCCACCAGCTCTGGGATGCGGAGTTGAAGTTTGAGATCGAGCGGGAGAAGCGACGGCATGATCAGGTGATGAGCGGGTTGGATGACGAGGCGAGACTCGCGCAGATTCGTATTAAGAACGAGCAGGAATTGGCGGCGGTATTGAGCGGAATTCGCGCGCAGTCCGAAGCTGAAGAAGAACTCCATCAAGCCCGCCTCGGTCAAATTACCACGCAAGCCGCTGAGCAACGTCGTCAGGAGATGCTGCAAGTGGCGGATGATCTCGCTTCGATTGCGTCTGACATCTTTGACGCGATTGGTAAGTCGAGCGACGAGTTCTGGAAGTCGTTAAAACAATCCGCGACGAACTTTGCCAAACAGATTCGCGACGAGTTGTTCAAAGGGTTCCTTGAGAAGTTAATTACCGGACAAGCGCAAGGTGCAGAGGGGCTGATTGGCGCGATCGTCAACCCGCTACTACGCGCACGTGAGCCAAACGCAGCAGTCTCAGACAATACGAAAGCAACTCAATCCAACACCGCTGCGATTCACGCACTGACTCGTTCGATGGGCGGCACAGCACCACTCGACATCGAGAGCGGGTTGAGTTCGGCGCTCCACGAAGTCGGGCACGGAATTGGACAGGTATCGGATGTGCTCGGTGGACTGTTCGGTGGCGGGCGCGCGACAGGTGGGCCAGTCAACGCGGGACGAATCTACCAAGTCCACGACAACGAATTCTTCCGGCCCAATGTCAGTGGGCGGATCTACAACTTAGACCAGATGAGCGCGGTGGTAGGCAAGTCAAATGGAGAAGTGCGGACGATTGTCGCGCTTGGAGATGATGCGGTGAGCGATGCAATGGAATCGCATCGACTGACGCCACAAGGAAGACGCGCGCAGATCGTGCGCGGCAGGTGGAATCGTAAGACTGGAGGATTGCAGTTTGCATGAGTATCAGTGATAGCGCAGGAGCGGATTTCCTGAATCTCGACTTCAATGGCACGAGTTACACCCCGCCCGCGATCTGGTACGTGGGTTTTAGGGGTGCAGGTAGCGAACTCAGCGGCAACGGCTACGCACGCATTCCACTCACGGCTAACTCCACCAACTTCCCGGTCACTGCGACGAAGGTGATTAGCAATGGAGTGGAGTTTGAGACGCCGAGTGCGTCGGGTGGTGACTGGGATCAGGCCGATGAAGTGGGGTTGTGGGATGCGTCAACTGGAGGTAGTCCGAGGTACTACGACTTGTTAGATGCGCCGTTCACGTTGTTGGAGGGGAGAAAGAGGACGTTTCCAATCAGTTCTCTAACGATCCGACTAATATGAGTTACCCATCCGTTGAAGTTAGCGAATACTCCGCTGCACAAACATTCCTATACGAGTTCCGTGGCCCAAGTGGAACTTTCCGCTGGACTTCCGCGCCTATCGCTATTGACGCCACGATCGCCACCATCTCGACTCGCTTCCTCCATCCACGCGGCGGCATCTCGCACAACGATCCAACGATGTCCCCACAGGCGGATCGGGGGAACTTGGAAATCACTGTCAGTCATCGCAACCCAATTATCCGCGCGCACCGAGAATTCCCTCCCGCTGGCGACACGGAAGTGACCGTGTGGAGACAGAATGAGATCGGCGGAGACGTGTTCGAGATCTGGTCCGGGGTGGTGATTGAGACGCCGATCGTCGGTTCGACTGGAATCATCCGCTCGCAACACTGGGCAGCGGTAGTGGCGGGGAGTGAAGGGCTCAGTGAGAAGTGGGCTCCGACTTGTCCGTTTATGACTTACCAGTTTCCTTGTCCGGCACAGGTGGCGAATCACTCAACTGCGGTAGTGGTGAGCGCGATCGATACGGAGAATTTCACTGTGCAAGTGACAGGGATTACGCAGATCGACCACTGGTTCAATGCGGGAGTGTTCTCGGTCGCGAATGGGGATAAGCGCTTCATCTTAGACCATACGGGCGATGTGCTTACATTGCTACAGAACTTTCCCGTGTCGTCGTTAAAGGTGGGGGACAGTGCGACATTGATCGATGGGGATGATCATCTCTATCAGACGTGCAGGGACAAGTTCGGCGGGGAGACTGGTAATGGGGCAGCGTTTGGTGGGAACCACCTGCAAGCGAATAAGAACGTTCATGCGATTGGGAGGATTGAGGTGTCATAGCAGACGATGACGAATGCGTCCTATCGAGGAACGGAGTAGCAGCCACGCCTCAAACCAACGGGGTGGATGTAGCCAGTGCTTATACATCATGTTCCGCTCCCACTGCCACATGACAAAGGGAAAGAATCTTACGTCGGCTACTTTACCTGTCCACATGACGCAAGTATACAACACATTGTCAAGAGGTGATCGCTACTTCTATATGCGGGATGAACTCAAAGCGACTAGCCCATGCAACCGCTTCAAGATCTACAGGCTTCCCGTCGCGTACGTCCTGCATGATTGATTCTGCGATGGAGTATGAATAAAGAGCATAGACGATTTCGGTGTAGTTGATTGGTCCAGTTAAAGTTTTAGTTATTTCACCTGTCGAGTTGAACATATCGTGATTGTAATCTTCATCCAGCAAGGATTCAATAGATGAGTGGCGGCGCATTAGGACGGGCAGCAGGTAGCGCGTTGAATCGCGGGCCGACGAATTCCTCTGTTCTCTCCTCGACCCTCCTCCTCGCAGGTTCACAAGCACTGGGCATTCTCCTCGAACCCACTGGAGTTAAACGCGCCACTTTCAATGACTTCAGTGTGTCACCGGGAGAAGCCTCCGACACTGTCTCCTACATCGCAGGCACGGTCGAAACAGTCCCGCATCTCATCTCCTACTTCGACTTTCACAGCAAGAAGGTGAAGAATGATGTTTCAGTCGCGCAAATGCTCATTAGCGCGGGATTGGACGGATTAGCAGGGTATGTCGCAGGTGGTGGCACGTTCGGACTTGCACCTGATCCACCGACTGCGTTCATTGGGCTGGCTGAAGGAGCGGTGCTGGGAGCGATTGTCGCGGGACTGGGCCAACTTCGTACTGCGTCCTATCGCTACTACTGCGGGTTCCTCTATGGGATTTGTCATGGAGTGATTGACTCGATCGAAGCGGTGAAAGTAGATGAGCGCATCGTCAGCTTCGGCGCTCCGGCTGGGAATCAATTCCTCATCGACGATCCCCAAGCATGGGGCGGGGATCACGTCGATGGTGGGGTGTACGCACTCGCTAAAGCAATCCCCGGCCACTTCTGGCCGACACAGGGGATTGATCCGTACATCGCTGCGCAATTAGGGGCGAATACGTCGTCGTGGAGTGGGAAGGCGTTGTTTCTCGTCTATGGATTCTCCGGCTATCCTGAGTCGGGATACTTCGCTGCGACTCCACAAGGAGCACCCGCGGTCAGGCCGATCAAGTTGCGAGTCAGACGTCTCCCGAACAACCTCGGCGTGAGTGCTTACCATGACATCAACGGAGACGCGAATATCGCCGAGTGCTGCTACGAGTGGTTAACTTCGCCCACCTTCGGCGTCAAGAAGCTGCCATTGAGTAAGATCGACCTCGCTTCGTTCCAACTCGGCGCGCAGACCCACTTCGATCGCGGACTCGGAATCTCAATTGAGATGAACGCGGATACGGATGTCGAAACAGCGCTCGACAAATTCACCGCGCTGGGAGACTCCATCATCTACTACTCATTCAACTCGGGAATGATTCGTTACAAGGTGATCGAGAGAGATTACTCGTTTGGCTCCTTACCTGTGTTCAGACGTGGACCGGATGGATCATCACCGGAACTCTACAACGTCATCAAAGTCGATGGCTTCACGCCGGGAACATGGGCCAGCACGGCGAATGATTTCAGTTTCGATTACGTTGACAGAGATAACAACTATCTCAAAGCGACAAGGTATGTCCAAGACACCGCGAACAAGATGCTCACCGGGCGCACGCGCTCGCTCTCCCAATCGCTGGATGGAGTGAGCAATGGAGTGAGTGCGGCGCTGGTTGGAACGCGAGAACTCCGTGCAGGTTCATATCCACGTCCTCCGTTCAGTCTCACGGTGAATCGCGATGGTTATACATTGGAGCCGGGTAGTGTCATCAAGTACATCGATAACGTGGACAACTTCGTCAAGGTACTACGTGTAGCTGAGGTCCAAGCACTTGCGACAGACGAGACGACGCAGATCCAACTCAACTGCACCGAGGACCAATATGGCGTTGGCGCAGCAGCGTTTGAGCCCTATGTCGCACCCGGATTCTCACTCACGCTGCATATGCACTTCGAGTTGGAAGACAGTCTCAGCGGACTGAGTGATGCACTGAACAAGCTCGTTGCAGTGACGCAAACGTCGTCGTTCTCCGATAGTCTCAATTTGAGCGACGCAATCAGCGTACAACTCAGATCTGCGACAGCGCTTAGCTTAAGCGACTCGGTCAACAATCTCGCGGACAGCGCCACTGCATCACTCGACTTCTCGCCCACTGACATCGCTTCTCTCAACTACTGGCTGAATGCGAGCAATCTCGTGCTAAGCGACGGGGATCCAGTAGTTGACTGGCTCTACACCGGGACGAAGAACTACGGTCAGAATACGGGTGCGAATCAGCCTACTTACAAGGAGAACATTGTCAACGGGAACAAGCCTGTAGTGAGATTCGCAACTGACGATAAACTCATCGCAGATCCTACCGCTCTCTCCTTCGGCGTTGCCAACACGGTGATCGTTGTTTGCACGCCCAGTAGCACTACAAACTCGTACATTTGGGGCGGGAGCGGGGGCGGCGGGACTCCGGCATTTATTTCCGGTTTTAGCAGCCTATCGTTTGAATATTACAACGGTGGCAGTGAGCGCGCGACCTTTGCGGCATCAACTTCGGGATTTCATATTCTTTCGTTAAGACGTACCGACGACGGAACCGCTGCGGGCTTTTTTGACGGTGCTTCTGCGTTTTCAATAGCGACTGATACCGCAGTTGATTGGAACTCGAAAAACATGAACGAGATTGGCGCGAACGGCGGAGGTGCCGGGGATGATTTCTTCAACGGTGACATTCGGCACATCTTACATTTCAACGCAGAACTGACCGACGCGGAATTAAACGACTTGCATACTTATCTCGGGAACGACTGCGGGATTTCGATCACTTTAATCTAATGCCACTTTCATACGAGGATACAATTCTTAGCCGCGCCGGACTGAAACTCTTCCATCGCATGGACGAGGCGAGCGGGACGGTGCTGCATGATACTTCGTCGTTTGCGACGCACGGGACGATCTACGCACCAGTGTTCGGCGTCCTCTCTCCAGTTGAGACGGACCCAGCTTCACTTGCAATGAGCGGCTCAGTTGGGAAGACGTTGATTGCAGATGCGCCGCAAGCTGATGTGCGCGACAACTTCTCGATCGAAGTGTTCGGCTATCTCCTGCCACCTACGCAAGTCTCGCATCTCGTCACGCGCAACGGACAAGTCGGACTGAGTGGGGGGAATTGGATTGCAATCAATCCGGGCGGTGGTGGAGTGAGATTCACCCTCTCTGTCAGCGGTACGGATTACGAACTAACTCAAGAGCAGGCCGTCGCGAATCGCTGGTATCACATCGTCGGCACACGGATCGGGAATGTGATGCGGCTGTATGTGAATGGGGTACTAGTGGCGACAAGGACGGATGTTGCACTCGGAGATATTGGTGTAGGAGGATCACCCGCATGGTTCTTCGGCAGTGCGGGAAATCAGGATTTGTTCATTAGCGCTGGAATTGATGAAGCTTCGATCTGCTCACCAGCGTTGAACGCAACTGAGGTGAAGGAGAATTATGAAGCTGCGATCAATCGATTGCTGAGCAGCGCAACAATCACCGTGCGCGTTCAACTCATCCTCGACACCGATGCGCCTGAACCAGTTGACTTCGCCTTCGCCCATAACTGGACTGAGCCGATTAGTGGAAGTGGGCGGGTGATTACCGAGCATCTCAGCTACCGCACGCACGGGAATCGCAGTGAGCCTGACTACGAGCAACGAGTGAACGCGCGTCCACACGGGCCGAGACGAGCGTTGGAATATGCGATCACTCCTACTTCCGCTCTCGCCCGAGCCGCATTCCAACGCGCGCTCTTCCAACCTGCGCAAGTGTTCAAGCTGCCAATCTGGACTGATTGGACCCCACTCACTACAACGGCGAATGTTAGCGACACAACTCTTGACTGTGACACGACCCTGAGAGACTTCGAGATCGGCTCCTACTGCGCAATTGCGAGCGATCCTTACGATCCATCGACGTTCCAATTCTTTCGCATCACCTCGCGCACTGATTCACAATTAGGAATTTCGTCGTCTGTAACAGCGACAGTTACAAATGGGTTCGTCGCACCCGCGAGACTCGCGCACTTACCAAACGATGAGTCGCAATTAGAGTCGTATGTGATCGATCGTGAGACTGGGACGCTGACGTTTGAGATACTCGATACTGAGTTGAGTTCAAGGCGAATTACTACCTACGCTCCTGTCTCTACCTATCAGCCCAACGTGCTGAAACCTGCAATTGAAGTGTTCTCCCTTGACTCAGCTCGATTCGACATCCTTGAACAATCGCAATACGCCATTCGTCAGCGTCAATTGGGAACTGGAAACCTCACTGGAAATGATTACTTCAGGGGATTGGATACTGCAACTTCATCGACGATCCCCGTGCGAGTGCTGATGGTTTCACGCGAGGCGCTGAGTGAATTTTATGGCTGGTTGGACGCACGGCAGGGACGGCAAAATCCGATATGGATTCCAAGTCGAGAGAACGATCTCACATTCATCGCGCAAATCAGTGGTACAATACAGCGTATCGTTGCGGGCTATTCCTTTTACAGTCTCCACCACGCGCGTCGCGATATTCAGATTACCTACTCAGATGGAACTGTGGCAAATCGCCGCATCGTAGCGGCGGTAGATAACAATGACGGAACTGAAAATATCACATTAAATGCCTCAGTCAGCCCGAACATCCAGAAAATCTCATGGTTACGATTTTGCGTTGCACCTGACTCCTTTGAATTAAGATTCCACCGCGATTTAGGTACACTCGGCGGCATGATCGTTGAATGTGCATGGGAGTTCAGCGAGCTGCTAACGACGCCTTAACACCACATGAAAGAACGACAAAAACAGACTTGCAGTTGGACGGGTTGCAGTAACCCTCTTAACGTTTCGTCTCAGCGTTATTGTCGTATGCACCATGCGGAGTACATGCGTGGTTGGCGCAAGCTACATCCGATGACGGAGGAACAGAAACGCAAGGATATTGCTCGCAGTATCGCAGGGGTTTACCAGAAAAGAGGGTTATTAATTCCCCGGCCTTGTGAACTTTGCGGTAGCGAGAAAAAAGTGGAAAAACACCACGAAGATTATTCAAAACCGTTAGATGTTCGGTGGCTGTGCCGTAAGTGTCATCTAAGCACTCACGAGATTGCGGCGTAAAATGTTCCACGTGTCACATCCAGCAACATGATCGTCGAATGCGCATGGGAATTTACTGAACCCCTGACCACTCCTTGACAATTTCGTGATAAACTGCGCTCAAGTGACGCTTGATCACTATGTTCCTCCTGTATTCGGGGCCGGGTCACTGAAGACTGGCTCGGCCCCACTTTTATTTCCCTTCATGTGAAAGGTTTCTTTCTATGGCGATTATCAATAAACGCACTGGTGTTGATTACGTCGGCAACTTACAACAGGCAATCAATGAGGCAGCAGGCGGAGATGTAATCACTATCGCTGCAAATTCCCCTGTAGTTGCAAATATCACCTTACCGAACAAGGCTATTGATAAAGAGATCATCGTCCAAAGCGATCGCGTAGATGAGTTGCCTGTCGGCGAGCGAATCAATCCAGCAACGCAATCCACGCTACTCGCAAAGATTCAGGGAAGTGTTCCGGCTGAGCCTATTATTCAGACCGCGCCCGGAGCGCATCACTACAGGTTCGTTGGAATCGAGATCTCCACGATGAGCGAGTCGTCAGTGGTCTACGACTTGATTCGACTTGGCAAAGGGGCCGACGAACAGAGAGCAGTGGACTCGGTCCCGCATCATATCGTTATTGACCGTTGTTATGTTCATGGATGGAGTTCGCGGGATGTGCAGCGCGGCGTGAGTTTGAATAGCGCTGAGACTACCATCAGCAACTCCTATTTCTCCGAGATTCACGGCGCAGGATTCGACACGCAGGCAATCTGTGGCTGGAACGGGCCGGGCCCTTTTCATATCATCAACAACTACCTCGAAGCAGCGGGCGAAAACATCATGTTTGGCGGCTCCGATCCGGCTATAGAAGCGCTCACTCCGTCGAGCATTGAGATTCGCCGCAACTACGTCTTCAAGCCGCTGACATGGAAAGTTGGACATCCAACCTACGCAGGCCATCACTGGACCGTGAAGAATCTACTGGAGTTAAAGAACGCAAAGGATGTCGTCATCGATGGAAACGTGTTTGAGAACAATTGGGCCGATGGGCAAAGCGGTGTGCCAATTCTATTTACGGTTCGTAATCAAGATTGTTTCGCGCCGTGGTCCACGATTCAAAATGTTGTGTTCACGAATAACATCGTGAAGAACGCAACGGGCGGAGGTGTTAACTTCCTTGGAGTGGACAACGAATCGTTGACTACTACTTCGGGTTCGTGTCTGGATAAAAGTGGTCAGCCAAAAGCTAACGCAAAGCCGGGCTCGATTCGCGGTGATAACGTCCTACTACGAAACAACCTGTTCACCGACATTGGCAGCAACTTTCTCACGCTGAACGGCTTCAATAACGTCGTCTTTGACCGTAACACGCACGTTCAGCAGGGAAACTTAATGACGCTGTACGGCGACCAGTCGGCAGGATTCAGGTACACCAACAATCTCACCGTGGACCATGATTACGGCATCTTCGGTGACGGTGGGACGAGTGGAGTGGCAGCGCTGGCGAAGTTCACACCGAGTTCGATTGTGACCGGGAACACGATCGTGAAGCCGTATGACAAAGGCGCATATCCAACTGGAAACAACTACCCCGACACGCTTGTGATTCCGAGTGACTGGCGCAGTCCGATTGCCGGAGTTGGCGCTGATATTGATGCACTACTGGCGGCGCAGAGTAGTACAGCGAGCGTGCCTATTCCTACGCCTACGCCCGATCTTGTTCCAGTACCGATTCCTGTACCTGTACCAATCCCTGCCCCTGCCCCGATACCCATCGGCTCGCAGATCCAGGTCATCAGTCGGGTTAACGTCAGAGAAGCGCCGACGACTTCCAGTACGATTAAGCGAGTGGCCGAAGTTGGCGAAACTGGAGTCACGACCGGAGCAACTCAACTTGATGCAGTCAGTGGCAATGTTTTCGTTCCAGTGGATTTCACTACCGATCTTGACGGGTTCGTGGCGGTTCAATTCCTGAGCGTAGCAGATCCGGTTCCTGTGCCTATTCCTGCACCGACTCCCACGCCAACCCCGGACCCGGTTCCAGCGCCGCCTCCCGTTCCGACACCAGTACCAACTCCTACGCCAGTCCCCGCCCCTGTGCCTTGCGTAATGACAGTCAGCGTTAGTCCTGCAACGCTCCCGCAGTGGGGTAGTGGTAAGCTGGTTGTGACTCTTTCCGGCTTGACCGGAAGCACAACTATCAAAGCAACTTCCACCTCGGGACAGGTAGCAGTCACCCCAACATCGAAGTCGGTTAATCCCGGTAACGCTACCAGCGCGATCGTCGAGTTTCAACTACAAACCAAGAGAAAGTCCGGGACAGTGATAGTTACTGGGCCGTGTGGGACACAGACGGTGACGGTGAACGTACATTAGGCCGCCTTCTGGTCCCATCGTGGATTGTGGCAGCGCTTGTTCGGGCAGACCATCGGAACGCCTTTGCGGCTAACCCACTCGTAGCCGCAGCGTTCACATTTGCAGTGATACTGATTCTTGGTGATCTGTTTCTTCATTTTTGCACCTTCCGATTTCCCGCGCGCCATTCTTCGGCTGTTAGTAGTAGCCACGCCCACTGCAAATAATCAGCGCGTGTTCGCGGATCGTCAAAGAAGATATGGAAGTCTCCGGCCTGATATGCGCTTGCATTCAGCACCTTTTCTGTCGGCACCGTGAGACGGCACGTGATTGGGCCACTATGCCCCCAAGTCTCACGCTCGCGATCCTTTGTCCATGAGTACGAGCAGCCCTTCTTCGAGATTTGCTTGACCGTGGCGAGTTTGCCGGGGCCGTCATTGCCCGGAGGCGAATAACGCGAGATGTCGCGGTGGTGTTGAATTCTCCAATTATTGCGACATGCTCTGTTGTACTTTTCCGCTTCAAGCATCCGCCAATAGTCATGCTGACCAACCGTAATCGATCCGACTTTCAGCGATTCGTTAAGCTTCGCCCGATAGGCTTCAAAGTCCGGCGCATCCCCGCTTACAAGTCCGCGAGTATCGTCATAGATCAGTCGAATGGCCTGACCGAATCCTTCTGGCGACCACAGTTGCCATGGTGGGTGAGGGTGAAACGTGGGCGACCGATCCAAGAGTCCCTGAAGCACTAGAACAAGGCGATTGTGCTTGTCGATCTGATCTTGAATGAACTCAGAGATGTCATCGTAATAAACAGTTTCAGGCGACCACAGAATATATTTTCCGTGGTAATCCTTTGGATCCGGGCCATTGCTAAATCTACTGAACCCCGGCTCTAGCCACCAGCTATCTTTGGGAACCTTTCGGGCACGCAGGTCACGAACCAAAGCGGCGTGGTGCTGTCGCGCCTTCTTATAATCTTCAATCAGCCCTTGATACTCACTCTCGCCAATAACGCGCTCCACTTTACCCCAATCGTGCTTGGCGTATACCGTGCCGTTAAGATTCGACCGCTCGCTATCAGGGAACAATTGTGCGCCAAACTCAATCCCGGTATTCAATCGAAAGACCTGCTCGCCATTTCGCATGTATAGAAATGTCAGCTTGTCATAGTCTTGCTCGCGAGCAAACAGCATCCGAATGAAGTCATCAATGCTGGCAATCTCGCGCTTCTTTTCTTTGCGTCTTACTTGGAAGGCAAGAATGCAGCGCGGGTGCGGCAAAAGGCGTTTAAGGTTTGCGGGCACGACTAGCCATTTGTCGAAGGCTCCGAGATTCTTAAACTCCATGCCGCCGGTTTCGTATTCAGCTAAGCACTCCTCGTCCATGTACGCGCGGCGTTGGAACAAGTGAATCGGCTCAGACATCGGCGCGGGTTCGCCTTTCTTGATCTCTTTTACCTGCTCGACCAAGCCCGCGTAGAGTTCAACGTTAAAAATTCGCCCCTGAATCAACTCAATCGCGGGTTTGAGTGTTTCAACCTCTGCTTCCAACGGGAGGAGCGCGGCCTGCATCCATGCGCCCATGTGTTCATTGTTCTGCCTGATCTGCCTAAAGAGATCGGGCAGAGTCTTCTCCTTCGCTTTGACGAGCGCCTTTTTGTAGTCCTTCACGTTGACGCCCTTACTGCGTAGAACAAGCGCCTCAGTGTCGTCGCCGTCGTTAAGTTCCCGGCGTGGCGCGATCGCAAGACTAGCCGTGACTCGTTGAACTTCACCCATTAGTCGCTTGGTTTCTTGCTGATACTCCAAAACGCAATCCTGAATGATCTGTTCAGCATGTAATTCAGCTTCACATAGTTTGTGGAATTCGTTTAGGTGAACGCGCTCTGTCTCACTACCGTTATAGACCCCGGCCCTGCTTAGCTCAATATAGTTCGAGCCGAGGTGCGTCACGCAGCCAAGCCAGCGTACCTTCTTGCCGCGATAGTCTTCAGTTGTAACCCAATACCATTGGCCGCTGACTATTTCTCTGCCGTTGGATTCTTCGCGGGAAACACGTGCCGATGTTTGCAGGGCGTCTTTCACAATCGACACCGTACCACAACTCAGTATTACAAGTCAACCCTTGCAACAAATTCGTGACTTACAACGGTGTTTATGGGATACTGCTGACTATGAAACGCTCCAATCAAACTCGCCACCTTGCAATCCTGCTCACTGTTTCACTAATCGCCTACTCAGGCTATGGATTCGCCTGTTCCGTTTCCGATGTTAGCCGGGTCAAGAAGAAAGTTGCTGACGCTGCGGCAATCCTGAATACGGCAGCAAAATCCAATCGTTCCCTGTATCAGTCAGGACTATACGGCGCGACGGGCTCGCCTGAAGCAATTGCCAAGCGCCAGAAGGTTGCTACTGCGATTCATCAAGCGAATGAGTACCTATCGCTTGCTGTCGAACGCGCTGCGAACTTACAACCGAGCGATCTCGAAGTTGGCAAGGCAAATATCGTATCATTACTTCAACAGGCAACCTCAGTACTCGCCGCTCTCAACATCGACAACGAGAACATTCGCGCAGTGATCACCAGCGCAGTCACGGCTATTAACGCCGCCGTTACGCTCACGCTCGCGATAAAAGGAGGCAAGTAATGGCTGCGACACTAATTGGAATCATCGGCGCAATTAACACCTTGACTCCCTTGGCAACGCAGTTGATTAATCAGTTGCGGCAGACTGGTGAGACAGACGAGCAGGTGATCGCGAGAGCGCGCGCATTAGCTGCTGAGACGAAGAAGATCGCTGAAGAAGACATGGGTAATCAGGCATAGAATTGACAATGCGGCATCGAATCGAGGGATCGCCTGTCCACTGGAATACGCAGTCGATTGTTCGGGGGACTTCGATGCCGCAGGATTTGATGAGAAGGAGCAGCTTATATGGTTGACGAATCCCCTGACCCCAACACTGAAGGCGTAGGCTACTCGCAAATCATCCTTCCGACGCAAACGCTCGTGGACATTGGTCGGAACTTGCGTGACAAGAAGGATCTCACCGACGAGCAGAAGAGTGAGTTACTGAGTGCAATCATGCGAGGGGTTGGTTAAGCAGGCTAAGCACCTTCAGCTAGAGAAAGGAACCGCATGGCCGATGATGGCAACCGACAAGTAGTGCTATCGCTGAGTTCAGCAACAATGAATCTCAGCCCTGAGCAGTTCGCAGCGCTCGACACGAAACTCGGCGGGATTGATGGCGCGATCAATAAACTCGCTGAGGGTATCTCCGCACCTGACACGAGCGTCGCGGCTGAGATCTCCTTGTTGAGAAATGAAGTCGGGATGCGGCTGACCGCGCTCAACGAGACTATCGTGCAAGCCTCTGAGAACCTCGGCAAGTGGCTGGCCGCGATTGCGTTAGCTGCTGCTAATCCCGACAATAACACCGACGAAGTACAACAACACATAGACGAAGCCGCGAGTGCCGTTAGAACCGCTCGCGAGAAACTGCAAACATCCGTAGATAATCAAACTAAAGGAGACTGATATGCCT